GAATCCAACAGGGCGCGCCTTGCGGTGTCTGGTAGGGCGTTATCGTTGACGCCACCCGACATGTTCGCAACAGATGCTGAAGCTCTTGAAGCAGACGGAGACTTGTGGAGTGGTACGCGCACAAAAACTGCGGCTTCTCTTTCGCGTTGGACCAACTCATGGAGCCGTCGGTATCAAATAGACCACTCAACAATCCCTCACGGAAGCTATCCGAAGCCCCGTAGAAAAATGGTGGCAGGTGCTTATTTTCCGCACCGCGGCCAATGAGCGGTTCGATGAACCTGGCCAATGCAGCGGAATAGATGGTGTGGTTTGTACAGCCGCAGCTGTTCTCGAACTTGCCTTCCGTAATGACCGCCCGCGACGTATGCGGTGCTTCTTTAAATACCGACCGGCTGGCTTCAACCCACCTTTGCGCCACCTCAGGATAACTTGATGCCAAAACCACACCCGCTGGCCGACCATCCGCATACATGACCCAGTCATCACCAATCAAGGCGCCGAGAAAATATCCGAAGTCGAAATCGACGGTCACCTCGTTGCGTAGACGACAACGGGAATCTTCGGGAAGCGGCAATGTTTTTATCCACCCAGCGTGGCTAGGCGCTTCGTCGATGATCGGAACAAATTGATTTTCAGATTCTGACGGCCGACGACGACACCATTCAAGAGAGGATGCGTCCACGCCATACACGGCCCTCTCATCATCGTCTGTAATGATCTGGCGACCACTGCCCGTTGTCACGATCTCGATCTGTCTCTGTCGATGAAGTGACCATCCAGTTACGGGCGCAAGGCGGGGCTCTCCCGTTGCCTCATCGAGACAAACAACGCGTATTCCCTCCGGCACGGGATGGTAGTCGATGTGGCCTTTAGTAGTTTTTTCGGGCAGATGAGGAAAATCCTCGAGGTTGCAGACAACAAGTTCACCTTCGTCGGTCGTATAGCCTACAGCTTCCATGAATCTCGCGGTCATGTAAATTCTCCGTGGTTCATAGAAGCTTATACCGCGGTTGTACACAGATCTTTCGACGGCTATAAGTACGCTTGCGCATTGCTGATCGCCGTCAAAGTCGGCGTTGTACCCTGAACACACGAGCGGGTGTATCTTGATCGCCTTCCCTTCGGTGAGCTTGGGTTGGAAAGCTTGGATGCCGTACTTGTGAAGAACGGGGTCGCGCTTCAACAATACTGGCCTCTCTTGAACGACTCTTTCCAGCGCTCTCTCAGCCAGCGGATCGCCTTGGTCAATCATCTGTTTGGCCCGAAGGGGCGTGGCACCCACTGTTCGCCGCAGCTCACGGATGAGGAAGGGCTTGTACATTTCCTTCGCCGCCTTGCGAGGGATTTCCGCTTCATCGAGGCTGAGCTTGGGCTCAGGGACGATGGTAGAGCGGGCGGTCAGGTCTTGCTTGCGTTTGATGATGACGTTCTGAAAATAGCCGCTTTTCGGACTTTCAACGCCGGCAATCTGTTGCACGAGGCCCGGGAATTTGCGATTGAGCGTGCCTCCTAGTCCGGTGACCGCTTTGAGGTGATCATAAATATCGGCCTCGAGAGGCGCCTTGATTGTTGCTGGCGTGCCGGCTGGGAACTCCTTGAGCTTCTTGTTGACGATGGCGAACTGCTTGTACAGCTCATTCACGTCATCCGTCTGCAGCCGGCCGTCATCCAGCACGGCGACGGGTCTCATATTCGGCGGCAAAACCGGGAGGTTGTTCATCATGTACGCTTCAGTGGGCAACATTCCCGTCTTTTTGAGTGCTCGAAGATACTTAATGCGTCGGCGGGCTTCATTTTGGAGCTGGCCTTTGAGCTTGGGGATCCTCTCCTCCTCGTGCTTGAGCGTCGTCTCGACGTTGACGTTGCCCAAAAGGCGGCCGACAGACTTGGGACCGTACACCGCCCCTTTTGCCCCTTGCTCCTCGATGATGGTTCCGTCGGTGAGCACGCCAGCCTCACCCTTGATGAGCCGTTCATACTGCGGCCCCCGAATCCCAGCCACACTCATGATGGCCTTCTCGAATAGAGGGTTGGGCATCGGCGTCGAGAGGGGAATGTGCGACCACTTTGATCCTGAATGACCACCCGTTGCTTCGGGATCGAAGAGACCGCCCTTTTCGGGCTTGAGGGTGCGCATCTTGATTAACTTGCCCGCGTCCTTGAGCTCGCCGTTCGACATCTCCAGGACTTGCTTGTCCGTGAGGGGCATGAGGTTGAGGGAGTTGCCGTCCTGCTCCACATTGACCCCCGCCGCCCGCAACATGGACTCGAACTTCTTGTACGAGAAGGTGGGCTTGGGTGGCGGCAACATCTCTCCGGACTGGAGCGCCATCCATAGCTCGTCGTTGTCGCCAGCATTGGCACGGTCACTCTTGTATGTGCTCATCTCACGCACGTTGGCCTTGGCACCTCGTGCGAGCAGAGCGTAGACACCAAGAGCACCAAGCGCCTGGCCACCCTTTGGGCCGCCGCCTTTGGGTACGAGGTTCTGGTCGTAGGAATCCCGACTACGCGCCGCCATCTTCTTGTCGACCTGGTGCTCAAGCTTGAGGAAATATTGAGGACCAACGAGCACGCCGGGGATCTTCTTGCCGGTTGTCGGATCGAGAACGGTCTCCTTGTCGGCAATCCCATTCTCCTTGAGCGCTGCTTGGACGTGACCGATATTGTCCTCGAGCTCAAAGTTGGCGACCTTGAACGGCTTCCCGGTTTTCTTCGCAATCTTCGCCGCAGCCACCTCCAACACCTGCCCCGCATTCATGCGGCCGGCGAGGCCGATGGGGTTGAACAGGATGTCGACCGGCTTGCCATCTTCGGTTCGCGGCATCTCTTCGTCGGGCAGGATGGCGGTACAGATCCCCTTGCCGCCGTGACGGTTGGACACCTTGTCGCCGAGCTTTGCCGCCTCGGTGGTGCGGATGTGGACATCCACTCGCCGGCCACGCTTTTTGACCTCGACCACCTCGCCAGGAACATCCTCCTCCCAGGTGATGGCCTTGTCCTTCATGGGATTGACAATGGACTTGTGTAGCTGCCGAAACCTCTGCTCCTCAGTCGTCAGCTCGCGTTTGGCCATGGCAGCGATGATCGTGTCACCGGGCTTGAGCACCTGGCCGGGCTTGGCCACGCCCCCGTCGTCCAGCTTTTCGAGCTGCTCCTTATCGACCTTGGTCGGAAAGTACGCTTGATACTTCTTTTTGCCCGAAACCTCGGCGTCGGTCGTTGTGATGCCCTTCTTGTACATGTGCTCGGAGGAAAGCTTTTTTGCCGCTGCTTCGGACAGCACCACTCCATCCTCGAAGTTGTAGCCTCGGTACGGCATGTAGGCCGTCGTCAGGTTGGTCCCGGGAGCGTAGACTCCACCGCGCGAGAAGTTGGTATCGGCGACGAGCTGATCCTTTTTGACCACGTCGCCGACCTTGACCGCCGGCTCGCTGTGAAGAAAGCCCTTCTTGTCGTTGGTCGGATAGTTGTCGTACAGCGGCACGCGATGCTTTTTCCGATCACTGCCTAAAATGGTGATGTAGTCCTTTGAAACATCGACGACCTTTCCGTCTACATGCGCACGCTGACTTGAAAAGCGGCCAACAAGATCGTCGAACGTGTTTTTGCCAAGAGCGGATTGAACAAGCGGCGCCTCTCGTTCTTTGAGTGCGATCGCTTGCTCCATTTGCCGGCCGGCCATCGTGGCACGGTTGGGGGAGTCGGAGGAGATGAAGGGCACCAGGTTCGTCGCCATCGAAAACATCTGACTCGAGCGAGGAACGATGTACTGAACCTTGTCCATCGACATTTCCCGCATCTCGTTGCCAACGGTGCTGGCAGTGACCGTCTTGCCCTTTTTCGGCACGAATTTACCGCCTACGCGTTTGACCGAATCGGGAAGAGCCACGATGGAGTCGTGTACCTGTTCGGGCCGCAGGTGCTCCAGCTTGCCGGTCTTGGCGTTGTAGAGAGGAATGGTCACGTCATTCCCCTGCTTCCGCGCCCCAATGCTTAGATGCAGTGTGACACCAGTCTTTCCGGACTCTGGAGTGTGGAGGCTGTCGAGCACACCGAAGTGCGATGGATCCACAAGCTTCGCGTCCTCGGTGATGCGATTCGCATCCTTCACTCCGCCTTCGCCAGTGATGGTGGTCCGAATCTGCCCCGACATGATGTGGAGCGGATTTGTCTGAGACGTTGTGCTGGCCAATGTCGACTGGCCGAAGAAATCCTTGAGCGGCCGATTAAAGACATCTGGGCCGACAATGTCACGAATCTTTCCGCGCCGATCCAAATTGTTTTTGATTCGACGAGAAATGATCTTTCGATTCTCGGTAATCCGCTCCCCAAGAATGTCCTCGATGCCGTGAAAGGTCTTGAACATGAGTGAGTCGCGGACGTCCGGCTTCTCTTCGCCTCGCGAGACGCCCAGCAACCTCTGCGACGACCGCAGCACGGCCTCGGGCGTAATACGGTCGATGGCCTTACCCAACGTCCGCTTTGTTGCCGTCGGGTCGAGCTTGGTCTCAGCGAAGTTGTCTCGGATCACTTCAACGGCCTGATCGTAGCTCTCCACCGTCGCCGTTGGATCCAAACGCTCGGCGAACTTCGTTACGATTTTCGACACATTGATGGGGCGGCCGCGTGTGTCCATACGGTTGGCCTGAAAGATGTCTTCGCCCCACTGCTTTTTGAGCGCCGCATCGTCATAGCCAAGAGCTCGCATGATGGGGTAGAGAGGAGGATTCGAGCCACCGAGCGCGACCTTGAATTTCTTCTCCTGCGGATCAAAGTTCACATGGAAGGGGCGTCCTTTGATGTTGAAGAAGCTTTCGAGCTCGCCGTTCTGCTTCACCTTCGTGTAGACGCCGGGCTTGAGCCGCCATTGGTTGTCGACCTGGTACTCTGACCCGTCAACGATGTAGGAGTAACGATTAGTTATCATTGGCAGCGTCGCCACTTTTTGGCGGCTGCGGTCGACAACCTTTCCCGTTTTCTTGTCCTTCAGAACAAGATTGGCGTGGATGGGGATCCCCCACGTCCTTCCGCCCATCTTCGCCTTCTTCTGCGCGGGGACATCGTTGACGTGCAGGTCCTCTTTCACGTCAACGCTGTCAACTTCGAGAATGTGCTTGGTGCCCTCCTGGGGAAAGCTCTCCTGAATCGCCGTCTGTACCCGGTCTTTGAGAGCTTGAAAACTCTCTGCGGGGTCGAATCGAGCCATGACAGGTCCTCATCTTTCTTTTTGCTCGACTTTATCAGTGCGCAAAAAACCCAGCAAGGACGCGGTTATAAGGAGGATGAGGCGGTATCGTGTTAGCCCGCCTTTGGAAAGGAGTGAGGATGGTTGGTGTGGAGGCAGTTGAAAGGTCCTCGCAGTTGAGGGGCAAAGGTGCCGATGACACGGGCGCCTTTGACTCGTTGGACCTCGAGGATGAGATCCTCGAGGACCTCGAGTACGACTGCGAGGACACGGAAGGGGAGGACGAGGAGTGAGGCTGTTCGTCCTCGTCGCAGCGGCAACTGCGGCGATCACGGTAGCCTCATTGATGCGGTAACCTCTCCACCAACCAGGGGCGCCCCCAACTCGGGGGCGCCCTATCCCCAACTCTTTTCTTAGATCTGTGCGTTCGCGGCGCCACGTCTAGGTGGAAGTTGGACGGGGAGCTCGCGAGCGGCTGCAGGGCTATTGAAGGTGAGCCCCAATCCCTTTCCGATTTGGCCGGCGAGCTGTGGATTGCTCTGACCAATCCGCTGCAGAATCCGCTGCTGTGCTTGCGGATCCAGAGCACGCATGCGCTGCACAACTTGCTCGAACCCCTCGGCCGGTTGCTGCGGCGTGACCGGCGGAGAACCCACCCCCTCGCCCGGCTCTCCAGGAGCGGCACCGTGCATACCTGCCATGGCCTGCTGCTGCTCCTGAGCGATGACCGTTTGGGCCTTCGCTTGATAACGCGCGTTGACCACCTGCGCCTCGCCAGCAATCTCTGCCTCGGCCAGCTGCTGTTGCTTGACCGCCTCCAGGCGCCGCTTGGTCTCACTCTTGAGCAGCGCGTCCTCCTCTTCGGGACTGAGATCACTGTCTTGCAACAACGTCGTGTCACTGATCTTGCCCGCCTGGTTGAGCTGAAACAGGTACGCTTTACGCTGCAAGTCATCCGCCATCTTGAACGGCTTGAACCGCACCTTCACGGCTGGCCAGTCCATGTGGGCCGCAATGCGGCGAATGATGAAAGTGTTGAGAAGCTGCTGCAGTCCACTCAGATAACGGAGAAACTGATTTTCCAGCATGCGCAGTGAGACGGACGATCCCGAATAGCTGAGGCCGCCGAAGAAAAACTCCTGAGGTACGCCCATGCCCGAAATGATCTGCTCGGACAGCGCGCGCATTTCTTGTGTCAGCAATAATGCTCTACCGTCTCCACCAATCACTTGGTGACCGATAGGCAGTGGGAGAATTGGGATATATTGACGGTCTTGTCTCCAAAGAAACAGCTCGTTCCGAACCGCCTTCCGCCAGTCAGTCAAGTTGACCATACTGTAGGGGCTGGCTCCCTCGGAAGACTGCTGCGGGTAGATCGTGACGAGCGGAAGGAGTCTCTCCAGAAGCACAGACTCTTGGGACTTCTTCATGATCTGGAGGTAGAACGTGTCCTTCAATACCGGCATCGCCAACGGAATACCCCAACCACGATCTCGGGGGCCTGTCATGATGGCCGCGCGCTTGAGGTGGTAGATGTTCTCCCTGTTGATAACGATGGACTTGTTCTGCTTGGCCGCATCCAGAAATATCTGCGGAGCATCCTCTACTGTTTCTCGCCGCCCCAACGTGATTTCGTTTTTCGATGACGTCGGCAGGTTGAAATAGTGTGTCGACACGTGCGTGAGCGCATTGTAGTGAATATCAAGATCTTCTGGATTCCACAGAATGACCTTCATGCCGCTGGTCGTACGCAGTGTCTGCTCCCGAACCTCCGCCGTGCTCAATGCGCCGCACTTCCGACATGTCAGACGAAACCTGTAATCGTAAAATCGATAGTTCGCCGTCTTGGCCGGTTCCCAATGGTGGCACTCGGAACAACCCAACCATTTCACGGTTGGCGTGTACATAGAGATGGGCGCGTTGCCGTAGCAAAAATAATGAATGCCGATGTCGGTCAAAATGGAACGAATCTGCAGATCATCCTCAAGGCATGCTTGCCACAGATCCTTCAGTCCCTTGCTGTCCGTGTCGTACACCATGTCCGTCAGCGGATAGAGAGCCATCTTGTTGATGATGGCGGAGTGAAGAGGGCTGGTCAGATAGTAATACCTGACCCAACGAAACATACTCTTGACGGTGGGTGGCAGGTAGGTCTGAGCAATGTCGAAAAAGGGCGACGGATAGCTGACCGTCTGCGACGCCGTCTGTCCAATTCGGCCAGGGGTCAGCGCTGGAGTTGAGCCACGTCCAGGTTGAGTGAGCATTATTTCACCGCTGTGGGCGGTTCCGAAGGCGCTCGACTCCGTATCCAAGCGCCTCGCCACCCTTACCTGCCAGAGTTCCAAGAGCCATGGAGGCACCGATTGGCATACCGCCCGCCAACGTCCAGCCGGCCGTCTCACCAAGACCCTGCGCAAACTGACGAACATCCCCCGTCTGCGCGAGCTCGGCTCCAGACTGTGCCGCCATGGCAGCCGGCAACACGGCCCCCATCGCCATTCCGGGCGCTGTGATATTGAGCTTTGCCGCCTCGAGTGGGCTCATCCCAGCCCGCCCCGCGTAGCCGCGCGCCAGACCCGGAAGCGAGGTCATGCCAGATTCAGCCAGACGGCGCCGCGCTTCCCGCGTCGCGAGCATCCGTCTGGCCATCCAGTCCTGTACGCGTGCGCCCGTTTGCGTCTCGCCAATCCCAAGTAGACGACCGACGGTGCCCTCCCGAACCCGCTTGCGCGCTTCTTGCTGCGTCAGCCGTTCGGGCACATCCATCTTCATCGCCTTCAGTTTGGCCACCCGTTCGGCTTTGGTAAGAGGCTGCTGCGCCCGGGCGCCCAGCTGCCACCATTTGGTCCCCTCTGTGCCTCGGCCAACGAGACCGCGGCCGGGAAGGTAGCCGGTCACGCCGTGCAGCTGTCGCTGACCAAAGCGCTGCGCCTGCTGTCGACCAGCACGCGTTGCGAACTGTCCACCCAACAATCCGGCGCCAGCTCCGAATAGAGCTCCGCGCACGGTACCGAGGGTCCTCTGCTCGGGAGGGGCGGTCGCCGCTCCCAGCGCGCCCCCACCGGCCCCACCAAGCAGGGCGCCCGCGATACGACCGGCCCATGGCGAGCTTAGACTGACCGCGATCTTCTCAAACTCGTCGGCTTGGGCGTTTGCAAGATTGAGCGTGTAGTCATAGTTGGGCATGCTTCACAACCTTCAGCTGCTCTTCGAGCTGACGTCGACGATACAAATGGTACTCGTGTGCCAAAATGAGTCGCGCCACTGGCACATCCACCGGATTTTCTTCCAGGAGAATATCCGAGTTCGCTAAGCGTTGCGCGTAACGTTTGGCAATCGGCGCCGGATCATGAGTGTACGAACGCACAAGCTTGCTGGCCGGGGCACCACACAGATCACACATATCGTTTTCCGTATCAATGTCGATTTTCCCACATGCCGTGCATCGATACATGGGACGGGCGGCCCGTTCCTGCGCAAAATCGACGGGCGGGGGCAAGTAGCTGACCCCCTCGTCCAAAAAGCAGGTGGCGATGAATATTTCGACTTCGTCGCTGAAGACGGCATCGCGAATGCGTTTCATGATGTCGACGGCCACAACAAGCTGTGCGATTGAGGGTTTTTGCAAAATGCGAAAATTCGGCACATTGTTGTTGAACGCCTGACAGACAACATTGAATACGCCCCACGCTTCCCACGGCGTGGTCACGGCGTGACAGGTGCGGAGCGCCTGGATTTTATTGCGCGCGTGTACACTGATGGATTGTTTGAAATCATCCTCGATCTCAGCCCAGACAGTCTCGGGCTCCCACCCAAGCCATGCCGCTCCGTACTTGTTAAGGAGAACGATATCCAAAAGCAGCGGGTGAGTGTCGGGATGGCCGAAGATGTTCTTTGCAGTGAAAGGCACCGGCCGAGCGCCCTGAGATTGGCTGGGCTCCTCCGGAGGCTCCGCCTCGACGACGGGAGAGGTTTCATCGTCTTCCGCGGGCACCGGAGGAGCACCACTCTTCAAGTTCCGATAGAACGTCTCCTCCTGGGCGGTGAGCATTTGGCCCCTACGCGAGCACGACGGCGACTGTCTGTGTGCGGACACCGTCGGTCGCGACGGTGATGGCCGAGGGATCTCCGACCGCTCGTGGATCACCGCCAGCGGTCAAATTCGGAATGGTGACGATGGCAGACGTCTCGGACAGATTGGCGTTCGATGTGGCGGCACCCGTGTCGTGTTTGATAGGAGCAGCCACGCCTGCGACCACACAACTCCAACCCTCGCCGGTGCCGCCGGTCAGATTGGCTTCGGTGACCGTTCCGAAGGCGGCGCCACCACCTGAGTCGGCGCGCAAGGTTTGGTAGTTGGCCGCAGCGGCGTTGTTCAGCGCCGTGGCGATGGTGTCCTCATTGGGCGTGGCCCCACCCAGGTCGATGGTGAGCTTGCTGGCCGGCATCGCGATGGTCAGACCGCCACCGCCGGTGTCCACCACCTCGACACTGTAGTCGTTGCCCGCCAAGCCAGGCACGCAGGCGATGATGTCCAAGCTTGCGCCGAGCGTGAGGCTGGCGAACGCCTGCCCCTGCAGCAGGTACTGGCCACGCAGCGTCGCGTCGCCACCGGCCGCGGCCGGTGCACCGCCAGAAACCCACTCGAGCTCCGGATACTCATCCGCTGCCGTCCGCCCTTCGTTCTTCCGGAAGGCCACCTCCACATCCGAACGGAGGTCACCAACCTCACCAGGAAGTCCGCCCTTCCCGTCGTGTGCCAGGTGCGGACGGCGGGCAGTCTCACCGCCAAAAGCCTTGCTTACCATGTTCTCCTCCTAGAGACCTGATGCGTGTTGTTGAGCCATTCGTGCGATGGCACGTTTCGAGTTGAGCGGCAGGGACTCGAATATTGGAATCGGGTCCCGCGCCAAAGCCCTCGCAAGGTCCTCGCCGAACTTGTCTTTGAGGACATCCTGACCTTCCGACGCGAAGGTTCGCAACTCCCCCTCTGATAACGCTTCCGTTCCCTGCACCCATCGCCAACTTTCCTGCGCGACTTTGCCGAAAGTGGTAAACCATGGATCGGGAATTCCACTATCCCAATACCGGTCAATCCCCGTAACGATGTCCAGCTCCGCCAATGTTTCTGCGAAAACGTCGGGCGACATTGAAGCTCTCTTTTCCATCAGCAGCTTCAGCATATCGGGAGCTTCTCCGTTCTCCAGATCAGCCCAAACTTGCCGTCGAGTTTCTACCGACGTGGCCAGCTCCTCGTCATCGGCATAGGTGCGCGACCCGTATTTCTGAATCGTATCGCTGACCGTCACCCCAAGCGTGGCTGCCTGAGATGCGATCTTGACGCACGCTTCATGACGTGCGCGCGGATGCAATTCGCGTCCTGTCTCCGTGAAATGCCGGGCAGCTGATGCCACGTGATCGTAGGAGCTGAGCTTTGCCTCTGGGTCCAGCACATGCGCTCCCGGGTCGTAAGCCAATTTCGTGAAGAAGTCCTCTTCCGCCAACTTGAAAGTCACGTAAGGGTCGCCCATAACGGACGCGAGCTTCCCCGTCTGTGCGGGCGCTGATACCGGCATGACTGACGTCCCAACAAGCTCGGATTCTTTCTTTTTTGCTGGTGTCGTCAGGATCGGCCCATCAGATTTGATAAGGACCTTTTTTGCTTTTGCCTCTTTGGCGAGCGGGGCTGGCGGTGTGATTTGAAAATGCACACAAGCACGGAGCAAGTTTTCTGCAGCCACGTGCTTGGCCTCTTCCGGAAGCAGCGCAGCGCCCTTCTCGATAAAATACAACGTATTTACGGCTGTGTGCGCTTTGTCCACGCACGCATACTTCCGCAGCGGTGCACCGTCCCCCAACAGAACGACCGCAAAGGCGTGGTCCGGAAGGGCCGCCAGCACGGCATCATCCATGATGCTCGCTGTCTTGATGAAGTCTGGTGCGCTCTGATTTGCGAACATCGCTTTGAGCGACTCGAAATCATCGTCATAAGGATCGATTACCGAACCAGCCGGAATCTGCATCGCGCCTCTCCGCTCCGTAAAACGCAAAATGTTACAGTTATTCTGTTCTCGGAATCAAGTCTACCATCGCGGAACCCTTGAGCAAAGATACGAAAAATTACGGTATAAGAGATTCCCTGACCGGGCAGTTTACATGACAAAGGAGGGTATGTGGGCGTTTTCGATGAACAGGAGTGCCTCGGGCATTACTCCGAGGATGATTACGAATGCAGTGTCTGCAACGAACGCGTGCAGTGTCGGTTGCAGACGCGGAAGATTCATGGGATCCCGCCACACCGACCGGCAACAACCATTGGCCGCGCTCCATTTACGACGACACGGCCGATGCCCAGTCAGCGCCAGCACGACCAATCAGTAGAACAGCGAGCCTACGAGAAGCTTGGCTACGCCGTCGCGCCACCCGTAGAGTTCCGGCGGGTGGCAGTCTTGCCAAAGGAGGGTGAAACACTTTTTCAACGACTTATGAAAAACATGCTCGCCGGCGGTCTCTCTGCAGCCGGTGAGGAAATGGCGGCATACTTTCGTTGGAATAAATTCTAAGGGAGTCGCATGTACACTGTTCCGGTCAGGGATTCTGAATACGGATATTACGATGGATGGCTTTGGCTACCAAAGACGAAAGTCAATCCAAGCATCCTCAAGACCAGCCTGACACTCGATGCCGACGGGCAGGAGCCCATTCGAGCTTTCCGTGAGGCGCCACGGCATATTGGAATTCCTCGAGCGAAGATCGATCCAGAAAAGCTCGGATACGAGGTTGTGGACCTTCGCCCGCGCTCTTACGCCCAAACACGCATCGAAAGCCGAATCGTGCTCGACAAACAACGCCCCGAGCGTTCCGACCAATCTGATGCGTTCCGCGACATGTGTTGTGCGAACGGCGGTATTTTGAATCTAGCCTGCGGGCTCGGCAAAACAGTCATTGCGTTGCACCTCATCGCTCACCTCAAGGTACCGGCCCTCATCATTGGATACCCAACGCACCTCGAGCAATGGAAGCAGGAAATCAATCGGTTCCTGGAAATCGATGGCGATCTCGGGTGGGTACAGGGCAATCCCAAAAAATGGACCTGGCGTGCGCCAATCACTCTCGCCAGCATCAACTCTCTTGCTCGACACGCCAATTCCATTCCGCTAGAGATGGCCGCATTTCCAGGAGTCGTCGTCTTCGACGAGGTTCATCATCTTGGCGGGGCAGTTCTATCCCGCACAGCCCCGCTCTTCTTGGGACGGCGTTACGGTCTGACGGCGACCGTTGACCGACCTGATGGGCGGCATCTTTTGTATCTGTGGCATCTTGGTCCCGTATTCCACAGCAACCTCGAACAAGACATGATTCCCACAGTTACTTTTGTCGCATCACCCACACAATTGGATTTGCGCGACAGGGAAACTCGTCGAGGGTGTTGTGACGTAACCGGTGAATTCCATTTCGCCAAAACGTGTGCCTATCTCAGCACACGGGAAAAAGAAATTCGACTCGCAAAAATGATTATTGACGAAGGCTTAGCCAGAGATCGTACGCTGATGGTGATCGCGCTTTCAACAGAAAGATTGCGAGTCATGCACGAGCTTTATCCGAACTCTGGATTCATCAATCGCACCGTACCGCAAAAAGAGCGCCTATCAATTCTTCTGAATAACCGACTTGTTTTCGGAACAACCCAAATGCTGCGCGAGTCGCTAAGCAAAAAATCGTTAGATGCGCTCATCAGCTTGACAGAATTCTCGAGTGACAATCTACTGCAACAGTGCATGGGCAGGACCCAGCGCCGTCTACCAGGAAAAAAGATGCCGAAAGTAATTTTCATTTGGCATCACAAAGTGGGACCCCTGGCCGCAGCCGGGCGTAAGCTCATGCGCATTCTCAAGTCGTGGAATATTCCGCTAAAAATCGTAGGAGAGGAAGATGCCTAAGAAAATGCCGAAAGACATACAAGGACTTGCTGTGGTCCTCTGCGGACCGAACACATACATGGGGAAGGCAAGCGAAGTAGGTCAACCACCATTCGCCGCCGGCCGGGAAATAATCCTCCGCGATGTTTTGGAGGTACGCCCCACCCTACGAACTGGACCAAATGGTCTGCCCGTCGAGGCGCTGGCTCTCGCCAACCTGCATTGGACGATGCTGGAGCCTCTGCCGCAGCTCATCGTCACTCCAAGTGGGGGCTACTACGTATCGTGGTTGAGCCCAGAGAGCCAAGAGATCAACTGCGAAGTCTACAGCAGCACCCTCGAGGAGATGCGGCAAAAGCGCCAAGAGATGCTCGCACAAGCGGCCGGAATCTCCATTGCGCGGCCCGGAGTCCTGCACGACATCGACAACGTGGCCACGAAACACAACCTGAACCCTGCCGAGTTCGCCTCCAAGATTCGTGGTGGAGGGCATGAATAACGAGCTTCCACGCCCCCTCCCGTTCACGGAGAGGTGGCGAAACTGCACAAGGTGCAAGCTGCACGAAACTCGCACGAACGTCGTCTTGGGAGTCGGGAATCATCACGCGAATATCGTTGTCTTCGGCGAAGGCCCAGGGTTCACCGAAGACGACGAGGGCATTCCGTTCGTGGGCGAATCGGGAGAGATTCTCAATGAATTTTTGCTCGACGCCGAAATTGATCGAACGGATCTGTTCATCGACAACGTCGTTAAATGCGTTCCCTTCGTCCGAAGCGACGGGCGCAAACGCGTCATCCGAAAACCAACTGCAGCGGAGCTCACCGCCTGCAGCTCGTACATTGAGGAGGTAATCTACACGATCGACCCGATCGCCATCATCGCGTTTGGCGCCACTGCCTTCAAAGCGTTGACCGGCATCCCGGAGACCATCACGCAGGCACGCAAGGACCTGTACACCGTATCAATCCCCGGATTCTACAAGAACGTCAGCTACCCCGTGTTCCCCATGTTTCATCCAGCACACCTGCTGCGTGAGCCGTCAAAACGTAAGAGATCGCCACGATGGTTCTTTCAACATGACCTGCATGAGGCCAAGAAGCTGGTAAACACGCTGGATCGAATCTATCAGGAAGCCCAGCAGAAAATGGAGGAGTTGCGAAATGACCGAGAGTCCTAGAGCCCGTGTTGCGCGCGTGTACCAGGAGTACGCCGACGCACAGCGGGAGCTGCTCGCGTTCGAGAGCGAGCATGCAGAAATCATGGACGAGCTGCACGAGCTCGTTCGGCAACGCGAAAATGCGAGACGTCTTCTCGAAATCACTGTCGGCGAAACGCGAATCGAGGCTGGTGGCATGAAGGTCGTCGTCATGCAGAGACGAACCTATGATGCCGCGATGCTACACGAAGCTCTCAAAAAGCACCCCAAGCTGCGCGACCGCGTTGTCGCCCGCGAATTCAAAATTCAAACAAAAGCGTTCAATGCAGCAGTCTCTACCGGCGAAATCAGTGCAGAGTTGCGCGATACTGTCACAACTGAGATCAAGGAATCGGTGCAGATCAGACACAAAATCGGACCATACGACTTGTCATGAACGCAGAAGCCACTATCACCACAACCATTTGGAGGAACGACGACGTGCCAGAGACCAAAAGAAGGACCGTCGACGTCGACGTTTTGCTCGGTGACGGTAAGGCCAAAATCTCTCGGGGCCTTACTGAGCGTTTGGGCATACGCTTCAACCGATACGTCGTTGGCTCGTATATCAATGTCGAGCTGACGTGCAATCAGGATGCGGACACCATTCGGCGAGCTTTGGCTACGGCTTGCGGGCTTGCTGAGGAGGAGGCCAACCGTTACCACCCAAAGCTGGTCAAAATCGTTGAGGCAGTAGCCACAGAGGTAGGTGATGATTAAGGGCACCGCTGGCCGTATGCAAACGCTTCTTGTGACCGACATTCAAATACAAACCGGCGGCTCTGACGCCTTCGGCATGAAGGCTCGAGGCGTTCTGCTCGATTCGCCAACATTCTCCTCGGCCAAGGCCACGTGGGAAGAGGCCCCCGTCGAATGGCCAGAGGAGGTGCGGCAGGCAGCCAAAATCCTCATCGAAGCGGTGGAGCACGCAACCGCTAGGCATTTTCTGGAAGGAGCGAATGATGGCCCAAGCAGCAGAAGAGACGACATCCCCCCGGGGATCATTCCGATTGGACTGGACGACTCCGGAGAGGGACCAGCTCAGCTTTGACGATGTGCAGGAGCATGCTCAGCGGCGAGCGGACCTTCGCCTGGAGCCGAGGTCGCTAGGCGTGCGTATACGGGGGCTGTCTCCCGACGATGTATCCACGATCACGCCAGACATGATCCATTTGTCGGCATGCACATTTCCGAGCGCCAACACCATCCACGTTCCCCAATTCGGCACGCTGCAGTTGACGTCGTGGTCTCACCAGCAGATCCGCGCACTGACGGGTGTGCATCTCAGGAAATTCTGCGAGCTTTCGACCGAACCAATCGTGCAGCGCACGATGCAAGACAACCTCAAGCCTCGGAAAAATGACCCAAGCTACGTCCGCCGCCTCATTGTGCGTCGTGCGGCACCGGGCGAGAAGGTCGAGCCGCACGTCGACGGCGTTCTCGCCGGACTCGTTGGCCCACACTACCGCCCGATTGGGGACGAGGTTGTCTTTGACGCCCTCCGATCCCAACTAGGACCCGCCGTAAACGACATCGAAGGCTACGCGTTTTCGCACCAGTTCAACTCGTCACACTACATGCTCGTTTTCCACAACACGATCCGCGGTTCTGGAGCCGGGAGACACCGTTTCGGCGTGCGCATTCGCAATTCCGAGGTGGGCTCGCGTGCCTTGTCCCTGTACAGCTGGCTTGTCCGCAGTGTCTGCTCAAACGGCATGATACTGGGAGACAAGACAGGAGCGCTCTTCGTACAACGTCATGTTCATGTCACGAAAGAGCGGCTGATGAAGTCGCTGAAAAACGCCGGCGAAGAACTCCAGAAAATGCTGAAACTTTCGCCGAAAATCATTGGCACGCTCCTCGCCGTCAAGATCCCCGACGATCCCGGCGCATATATTGAAACTCTGCTTGCACGCCAGCCTAAGTACATCGTCGAGGCCGTAAAGAAAGCGTACGGGCTTGAGAAACTCTGGGGCCTCTACGGCATCCTTCAGGCGATTGCACGGGTGGGCGTTGCCCTTCGGAAAGACTTGGACAAGCGGCTGGAGCTCGAGCGCCTCTGCGGTAAGCTCCTCGAGAAGTACCTGAAACCGCTCGTTTGATAAGGCATTTCGTCAGGAATAGTTGTGGCGGCTTGAGTCGACCACAACATCTTGTGTATTGACCACTCGATTGTTCCGGATAGGCTTAAAGACTTCCGGAAAATAGGGGACAAATGTCAGGCCACGCTGAGTTGCGGCTAATCACGGAGGTGATACGGCAGAAAGACTTCCGCACCGTCGTTCGGGCCAATATCAGCGACGACATGTTCATGGTCGCTGAGGCCCGCGAAATGTTCCGATTTATTCGGGATTACTTCTACGATCAGCGCCACTACGGATCCGTCCCTTCGCAACGCATTATGCGAAAGAGCTTCAAGGGATTCACTCCCGTTACCGGACAATCAAGTATACAGGAGCTCTGTGAAGAGATTCGTGAAATTGCGCTGCAGAACAAGATCGTCCAAATCTGCGAAGGCATCGTTCTCAATCTCGAACAAGGCGAGAGCGCCTACCAGTCAATGAGCAGCCTCCGATCCGGCTACGCAACACTCCAAACAATGACCCCAGCCTCCCGCGATTTGATTCTCGCCGACTCAGCAATCGAAGTGCTTGAGGAATACAGGCTCGTAAAAGAGAACGGTCTGATGACGGGCCTACCATTCCCCTGGTACCAGCTCAACATGGAGACGCAAGGTATACAGGAGGAGGATCTTGTCGTTATCTTCGGCCGACCCAAGAGCATGAAATCCTGGCTCACAACAAAAGGCGTGACGCATACCTACTTGCACGCCAACGCTCGCGTCATGGTCTACAGCTGCGAGATGCCCCCCAAGCAGTATCGCCGACGCGTTGCATGCTGCATCTGCGATCTGGATTACAATCGACTCAAAAAGGGGAAGCTCGAGCCGCACGAAGAGGAGCTGCTCAAGCATGAGCTGTCCGCCATTGCAGAGCTTGAGTCAGAAGACATGCGCAACGGCCGTCACCGCTCGTTCCTTTTCACATCAGACAAAGACGATCCGCAAGGCGGTGGCGTTTCTCACCTTATCGCCAAAGCAGAAACCTTTGAGCCCGACATCATCTGGGTCGATTCGTACTACCGCATGAAAGATGACCGCAGCCGAAAACGATCGCCAAAATGGGACGCGCAAACGGGAATCATTCAGGACCTGAAGCACGCAACACAGCAGCTGCGCGTCCCCATCATTGCCGTTACACAAAAGAAGCGAGGCAACAAAGACGGCGACACAGATGTTCTCGAAGACCTAGAAGACATCGCCTACGCCGACGCAGTCGGCATGGAGGCGGATCTCGTCTTCCGTATCGTGAAGGGAAGGAAGCTCAATCAAGATGGGACCGTTCCGCTGACGGTCCAAATTGCCGGCGCTCGCGAAATACTGGCGCAAGGCTTTGCCCTAAGCGTCATTCCGTGCACCCACTGGCGCTGGGACGGCTGGTTGACACACGACAAATCACATGTGCCACAAAACGGAGCGCAACCACGCGGTCCGTCAGTTGAAACGATGTGCGGCATAACTCGCCAAGCGAAAACCGCCAACGATTTCACCAAAAAGCTGAAGTTGGACTACTGATGCATGAGCTAGGACCCATCGGCACGCTGGTCATGCCGATGCTCCAGCGGGCACGGCTCAGTAGTGGAGGAAACATCATCGCATGCTGCCCATTCCACGATGACCGGCGGCCCAGCTTCTCCATACATTCCGAAACTGGTTATTGGATCTGCTTCGGCTGCGGCCTGCGTGGAGGCATCGAGCGCTTTCTCGAGCTCCAGCATTATTCGAAGAGCAGAATCGAGCAGGAGCTCGGTCCCCTCCGCGCAGAGCTGCAGCAGTACCGACAAACAAGAAAGCGACAGGAGGCCAGACGCTTTCAGAACCGAGATCCCTTTCTGGCCGATCCCGTACTTGATGAGGCGCTGACTGGCATCTTCTACTTCCAACCGCGCGCGCTCGAGCGTGATTTCGATTCCGGACTACTGAAGAGCTACGGCATCGGCTATGATCGCAGCGCCGATCGCATCATGTTTCCCATACGCGACCTGTACGGGAATCTTGCCGGCTACTCCGGCCGGGCCGTGAAAGAGGGAGAGCAAATACGCTATAAGGTGTACACCGGTGGACGAAGAAAGGAAGATGGTAGCTGGGTACCGGGCGATTATGGTGAAGCGTTCGATCAAGTGTACCCAGAGTACACACTCAACAAGAAACAGTTTTTATGGAACGCCCACAATGTTTATCCAAAAGTGCTCAACGGCTCCGACGAACCCGTCATTATCACTGAAGGATACAAAGCCTGCCTCTGGATCATTCAGGCGGGCTGGACACAAACTGTAGCGCTGATGGGATCATTCCTTACTCAAATTCAGCGAAGCATCCTGGATCGCATGGGAGGGAACGAACTGGTTCTGTTTTTGGACAACGATGCGGCAGGTATAGCTGCAACTGAGCGTATCGGCAAATCGCTCAAACGCTCCGCAAAAGTCACGATCGCGGAGTATCAACCCTGGGCAAAGCAGCCGGACGACTTCAACAAAGCAGGGTTGCAGCACGCACTCGACAACAGAAAGGGTTTTTGGAAATGGGTGTCAACGAGGCCCGGGTGATGGGTCGGCTTCTGAAACGTGTTAACCGTAGACCACCCCGCAGCGGAGGTGGTCTGGGACCACTTTGGATACTGCCAAAAAGCGACGAACCGAAAGTGCCAGCGTTGCTGTACCCGGGCAAGTACGTCCTGCCCGTCGCCGGCCATGATGGTAGTCCAGGACGGGTGGAGTACCCGTTCTTTGTGTACTTTCGTCACTGGCACAACAGCGATCGGCGATACTACACATGCGAAGCCGGTATCGCCGAAACGAAAGATGGGCTGCTGGTAACCGGGAGTGAGCCCTGTGAGCTATGCGATCAAGCCGCACAGGGCAGGCACACCGGCGTATCCTTTGCGTATCTGTGCGAGCTGTTCAACGCCGTGCTCCTCCAAGATTTCCACAAGGTGGAGGAAACGAGCAAGAGAGGACACACCTACCAAAAGGATGTTGCTTGCACCGGAAAGCGGTGCCCACACTGCGCGCAAAACAACCCCAAGGAATTTGGTCGAGCGGTTTACCTCCCACTTGGAGGTCCGATGGCTGACCAGCTGTCGGCATTTGCGCTGAACACGCTCGCGCGAACATGTACGTGCGGCGACCATCTCCAGCCTGTGGCCTTCACCTGCCACAACTGCCAGAGCATCATCCGTGATCTGGAGGAGAATCCCGCAAGCGTTCGGGAGCTCGCGGAGCTGAACGGTGAGCCCCACCGCTGCCCACACTGCCAAGAGACGGACTACCTCGAAGAGCAAGCGCGGTGTGAGAATCCCGAATGCACGAACCCGACTCCGCTCGGTCTTTGGACCACAATCATGGAGCTGTACACCACGGACGAGACAACCAGCGACCAGTCAACCAGGAAAGTGCTGTCGGTTGGCCGCTACAAGCTCTTGCGCCGGGACATCCACGCTCGCATCAAGGAAAAAATGAGCCCGCTGGACTTCGCCCAGCTCACAGCAGGCAACACCTACAGCCTCCGAAATTCACCAGAGGACTCGGGAGGCAGCAAGACAGCCGAAAAAGACATTCCGGCTGTGGCTGGCTCTGACGTTTGGGGCGACTAGCAGTTCACTGGCCCGCGACCCTTCGGGGTCGCGGGCGTTCCTCACAGGAGGTCCTCATGCGCTCCGGATGGACGCTCGCACGCCCCAGGCCGATTCACGTGCAAACTCCCGAAGACGTGCGGCGACTCAAGGAGAAGATATCTCACACGGATCTGGTAGCAATTGACACGGAGACGACCGGACTGGACATTTCCCGATGCGTCGTCGTCTACTGGTCGCTCTCGACTGGCGACGATCGATACTTCCTCGAGCGCCCAATGCTCGAGGAGTTCGACCAAGTATTCCAAGACAAGCGCATCAGTTGGCTCGGATCGCAGATAAAATACGACGCCCACATGCTCGCCAACTCCGGCCACCACCTGGCTGGAGATCTATTCTGCACACTTAGCGCCGATCGTCTTCTCGATCCCGGCCGCCCGCACGGGTTGAAGGACGCGTACGAGCGAGAGTTCAACGAGCGTATGATGACGTTCGGCGAAACGTTCTACCCGCGTAACAAAAGCGGCCGCCCGCAAAAGCCACGAGCACGAAAAGGTCAGCCGCCCATCGAGCTGTACCACATCCTCACCAAGATGTTTCAGCAGAATCCCGATAGGGTCATCGACTACGCATCCTTGGATGCTTGGGGCGTCTTCCGGTTATTCGACCGGCAACGTTCACAGCTTAAGGCTATCCAAACTTGGCGAGGCTACTCCCTCTACGATCTCTTCTTGTTCCTTGAGGTGCCATTCACACGCGTGCTCTACGACATGGAGCAAATAGGCATTCGCGTCAACGTTGAGTACCTGACTGAGGCCGAGGAGACTATCAGCCAGCGACAAGCAGACATCGAAAAGAAACTCAACCATAAGATCGGCGACTTCTTCAACCCAGCGTCGCCGCCCCAGGTCGGTGCCTACTTGTTCGAGAAGCTGGGGCTGAAACCCCTCAAGAAAACCGCCGGCGGCGCCCCCTCAGTCGATGAGTCCGTACTCACCCACTACGCAGCCCAAGGCGTCGAAGTAGCCGAGCTTGTGCTTGAGCACCGAAAGCTCGGAAAACTGCTGGGGACTTACGTTCGGGGCCTGCTCACGCGGATGGACGCGGATGGACGTGTCCACACCACGCTCAATCAGCATATAGCCGACACCGGCCGACTCTCCTCTTCTGACCCAAACTTGCAAAATGTTCCGGTCACAAGCAGCTTCGGCTTTGAGATCCGCAACGCATTCATTGCCTCGCCGGGGCACAAACTGATCGTCAACGACTACGACCAAGTTGAAATGTTTCTCCTCGCGCACTTCAGCAATGATGAGGGTATGCTCCGCAACATCTGGATGGGACGTGACATCCATACAAGCAATGTCGAGCTGGTGTGGAATGAGCCGTATGACGATGTGGCAGCAGCCAAGAAAAACAAGCACGACACCTCGTCACGTGCTGAATATCTAAGAAAGCTGCGGCGCCGAATAAAAACCATCGGGTTTGGCTTGAATTACGGGAAGGCCGCTCGCAAGCTGTCAATCGAGCTAGAGTTCCCAGAAAAACTCCGTGACGAGCATCCTGATTGGTCTGACAAGCAAATCGATTTCGCCGCCAAGGTGGAAGCGCAAGAGCTCATCAACCTGTACTTCGCCCGCGTCCCCGGCGCCGCACAGTTCATCAAGGGCACTATCCGCCGTGCGGCGGACACGAAGTATGTGGAAACCTATCTCGGACGAAGACGGCTGCTGCCAGACATCATGGATTGGAGCGAGCAGGAGTCGCACCGGCATATGGAGCTGATGCGGGGGCGGGACCTGTGTTGGTGCAACGCCTGCCGCCTCTCCCGCGACGCCGAACGAAAAACAGTAAACTCCATCATTCAGGGATCGGCAGCAGATATCATTCAAACGGCCATGATTCTTTGCCATACTGACCCGTACATGCGGCAGTTGCAGTACCGCATGCTGCTTCAGATACACGACGAGCTCGTCGGCGAGGCTCCGTATGAGTACGTTGAGGAGGCGGCTAAGCGTAAGCAGTTTATCATGGAGCACCCGGGGTTGGATCTACGCGTGCCACTGCGTGCAGATCCAGGCATCGGCAACACGTGGCTAGAAGCAAAATGACTCACAACGATCGCGCACAGCTCATTCATCGGCGGCTCCCATCTGACCTGCAGTATTTTCTCGGGCCTGCTGATATTTCCCTCATCATCCGCCACTACCTGTGCTTCCTTGGCGTGGAATTGGCGCTCCATGCCCACACGAGTCTCTTCGGCCTGGGCGCGCTTTCATTGGAAGTCGAACACGGACGCATTCGCTTTACAGCAGCCCCTGCTTTGAAAAAAGTGCTACGGGCCAGCGGAAAGGAGATCGATGGAAAAATACGGGTATGAGCCAGACAAAAAAGAACACGTAAAGCAGGCTGCGCAGGAAGGCGTCTGTCCTATCTGCGGAACTCCCACTCAAGGAAACCCTCCCGTCTGTCCAACACACGGTTCTACACCATTCGAGAAAAAGTGATGCCAAAGAGCAAAGCTGAAAAGACTGAAAAAACTGAAAAGACCGCTGCAACCAAAGCCAAGCCGAAAAGGCCGAAAAAGAAAGCCGACGCCGCACCTCCAGAAATTCCTGAAGGCGCTTCCTTGGACGAAGTGATGGCGATCGTCAACCGGGGCAGAGAAAGGCCGCTGCTCAAGCGTGCAAGTGAAGCGGCCAACCCCTTCATGCTGCGGCGTCCCTTTGGCCTCCCATCCTTGGACATCGCCATCGGTGGGGGCATGCCCGCCGGAGGCGCTGTTCAGATCGGAGCCAAGGACAGCGTCGGCAAAAGCGCGCTCGCCAACTGCGCTGCGGCCATGAATCAACGAATCTACGGAAAGAACTCACGAATTTTGTGGGTGTGCTTCGAGCTGCCCTACGACAAACCGCACGGACGAATCAACGGTGTCCTCGTCTCCTCTTCAGAAACGGACATCGAACACGAGCAGCTGGAGCGCGCCTGTCGAGATCTTCCACCTCTCACGAAGACAGAAATAGCCGAACGCAAGAAACAGATTGGCGAGTTCATCGTTGCCGATTCGGACACGGCTGAAGCTCGGCTCGACTCCATCGTGCGCATCTTGGCCGCCAACGTTTGTCAGCTCATCGTCGTTGACAGCATGGCGGCCATTACAACCAAATATCGTATCGACACCGATATGGATCACGATCCACGACAAATGGCCACGGCCTGGCTCGTGTCTCAATTCCAGCAGCTGTGTTGGCACTACTACGCCAACCCAGACACCGATGAGCTCAACTGGACAACGCTGATCGTGCTCAACCAAGCACGCGCCAAAAAGAAACGGACCAACAGCATAAAAGAGCGGGACTGGGAAATCAGTGGAGCTCACGCATTCCGCCACGGCAAGCTGCTTGACCTGATGCTCACCAATGGGGACCGCATCGACGTAGATGGCCGACGAATCGGGAAGCACGTGGGATGGGAAGTGACGAAAGGCAAGGCCGGCTGCCATGAAGGCGGAAGGGGCGAGCTGGCGTACTACTTTGCGCACGGCTTCGATCGGTATTCCGACCTCGTCTCGACGGCTCGTCGTAACGGTATGGTCGTGAAGAGCGGGCGCACCTATGATCTCATCACTGCAGACAAAGAGGTTCTCGCGGAGGGCCTCACGTACGGCACGGGCGGCGTGGAGCTGGCGAGGACCTTCCGCAAAGACCCTGACCTGTTCCAGAAGACGTACCTTGCGTGCCTGGAAGCGGCGGAAGTGTCATGCCTGCACAAGTTGTAGTCCGACTCAGACGTGCCGATGCGGGCATGTGCATGGATTGCTGGGACCCCGAGGGACTTCTGCAACTCGAGGTGCTCGTCCGTACCCATGATGGAGCCACTCGTCTATCCGAGGAGTCCATCTGTCCGAGCTGCCTCAAGACGTTCGCCAGCGGCGGTCGGGAGATCACTATTTCCGAAACGATTACAGCGGAGGATACGTTCACCACTCGCGATAAAAGCCAGCGCCGTGCAATCAAGAAGCAATCAATGCGGCGCGAGCTCGAGGGTGCCGAGGCTATTGGGGGCCGGACTACTCCAGCCTCCGGCGCTCTCGTAGCCAAAGGAGACTTCCGCAACGCCGGATGGGCCATCGAAGACAAGTTCACAAAGGCCAGCAGCTTCCGCATTACGAAGGCGCTGATCTACAAGATCGTGCGTGATGCGGCAAGCAGCGGCCGCGGAGGCGCCCTGCGAATTGGAATCGATGGGCTTAATGCCGCCGTGCTGCTATGGGAAGACTTCGTGGAGCTGATTCAGGATGACCGCAACACCAATCACGATACAGACGATTGACGACTTCGCTGCCCATCCAGGAGCGCGCGAGGCAATCGCTTCATGGGATCCTGCCCAGGAGCTGAAAGACTGGGCCAAAGAGGTGCGAGTCAGACAGATTCCTTGGCGATCCCTGCATGACTGGAACCAACCACGCACGAAGGCCATGTTCCACCCGTCAAGCCTCGGCAATCCTTGCGACATGTACCTGTTCTTGGAGTTGGTTGGCGCCAAGGAAAGATCTCGCACCGACAGCAGCACTCAATTGATATTTGATACCGGAACTGCCATCCATTTGCAGATGCAATATTACCAACACACCCGGGCACTCGTTCACGACTACGAGTACCACGAGGAAGTCGCTTTCTGGGAAACGAATCGAGACACCCGCTCACTTCGTTTGTGCGGGAGCGCTGACGGAGCACAGACCAGAGAGTTCGTGCACAACGGCGCACGCTACTCTATCCCGTTCATCTGGGAGTATAAAACGATCAATCAGTCCGGCTTCGAGCGCCTCGGCAGCACCCCAGACAAGCGGTACGTCAAGCAGGTGCACGGGTACATGAAGACCAGTGGGCGGCCGCTGACTGTTCTTCTCTACTACTGCAAAAACGACTCGAGCATGCGCGCCTACTTCATCTACTTCGACAAGAAACTTTGGACAGAGATTGAGCACCGACTGCGCAGGATACTCGAGTACGAGCTACACAATAGCGACGAGCCCGAACGTGCCACAAATCGTGGATGCTTTCGGTGCAAATTCTTCACCGAGTGTCGGCCCAACATATCCCGTGTACGAGGAGCCAAGCCAAGTCGGGTGTGAGAAATGCCGCAAGGACGGAGAACAGAGCGGCTGGCTGTGGCCAGCATGGTCGATGACTATGAGCGGTTCACCAAACTGTTCGACGGCATCGAAGCAGAGATCGATGCCGCGATAAAACAACTCGGGTTCGACCCGGCACCAGCAATCAAAATGTTCAACGGACGCATCCAGGAGCTGCCCGAACGTATCTCGGAACTCACAAATCGAGAAAACTCGGATCTGCAAGGCGCCTATGTGTCAGTCTACGCTTACGCCACACGAATGCTTTCTCGAGCCGAGATCAAAGAAATCAAAGCGGAGCGCAAGTACCGTCGCATGCGTCACCGAGTCTACTTGTCGGCGACGGGCACCGGCGAAGAGCGAAAGGCCAAGGCCGCAACGGATAACCGCTGCTTGGATCTCGAGGAGGCGTGGATCAAATGGGTGGGCATCGCCAAAGACCTACGTGCCATCTGCGAGGGCCTAGAGCGCGCTCGAGGCGTCCTTTCTCGCGACGTCGAATACCGAAAGCGAGAGATGGACCAGCATCAACGCGCCCACAACGTCGCGTTGGGCCGAGGGACGCACGTACCGAGGGGCAAACATGATTGAGGATGGCCTAGATCTCCACCACAGCAAGCCGCGGCTGCACCTGACTTTACCGCTCCCACCAACCGATAATCACATCTACACGACGCTGCGCGGTCGACGAGGCCGCATCCTAACGGCCGAAGCCAAGTCGTACAAAACCTTGGTAGCCAGCAGGGTGGCCGACCTCGCTGCCCACTCCTCAATCCAATTGCGCACCGATGTCCCCTACGCAATCAGCATCAGTGCTTACTTTCCGGTCATCGAAAATGTCAACTGGTCAAAGGGTATAACGCGCTCCCGCTACCGGAAGGTTGATACGCAGAACCGACAGAAGTTGCTTGTCGACGGCCTCATGACCGCGATCGGAGTGGACGACAGCCACCTTTTTCACATCCGCAAGCTCAAATTCGTTGATCCAAATGACCCCCGCGTAGAAATCACTCTTGTCGAGCTGGATGAGGATTGGGCCCGTGCGTTTGGGCAATAGAGACCAAAAATGGCAAAGCGCAGATGGGTGTTCCCAAAGATTGATTGGGACGTGGAAATCCAGACGAACGGTATCCGCATCAATTCAAACGATCTACCGTTTATGAACAAGACCGAAATGGTCGAAATCTTGCGGCTATTGGGAATTCGCGCGCATCGAGGAATTCCTCATGAGGAGCTCATTGAGCTGCTGCAGCAGGGAGAGAGCAAAAAGATTGAGAATCCGATTGATGCGTTACGCGATCGCATAGCTCGTTTCATCCGAATCCACTACGATAGGATCAAAGATCAGATGCTTCTGCAGTGCAACGGCAACTGTTACCAGCACAGTGACATGGAGGTGCTTGTTTGTTATCTAGCAAGTGCAGACACTATTTCAGCCGAGGAGACAAGCTATGACGAAAGCGAAAGCTGATACGGCTCGCCGCGCCGTAGAAACAAAGCTGACGCACATGTCCCGCTACCGAATGCGGCGGCTTCTTGTGCTGGCCGGTGAGGGTGAAGAAGCCATTCAAACAGCAGACGAAGAAGGACCCTCTGCGCTCATCGAGCTTATCCTCGATGCCTACGATGCAGGTCGTCTCCAAATGGAGATGTTGCAGGGGTACACAAGCCCATCCGTTGAGAAGGAGAAGGAGAAGGAAGAAGCAATGACACAAACGCAGCAAACCCCGAAGAGGCGCGGTCGTCCTCCCAAGAAGAAAGAAGAGCCCCAGATCGACAGCGACCCCTACAGCAACCTTTTTGGTGACGAGGAAGGCGGGAACGGTGCCAGCACCAACCCGTTTGACGATGAGGCGCCAGCAGAGGAGAGCATCGGCAAGGCGCCGGTCTCGCGAGCAAACGGGGACATCGAGCAGAAGCTGGACACACTCATCAGCCTCGCCGACTCCATATCTCAGCTCGTGGAAGCCATCCACACGACGGTCATCACCACGCGCTCGGAGGTGGTCGATCTGAGTGAGACGGTCAAGCTCTCCTTCGCCCGCGCCTTTCAAGTCGGACTTGCCAACCCGATCAAGAACTTCGGGGCCATCATCAAGATGGCCAAGGAACGTGCTGAGAAGCACATCAGCGAATAGTGCGAAGACTCGGGCCACAGGACACAGTCCTCCAGCTCGATGACCGCATTGATGACTTTCCCCTGAACGCGCTCAGGAAACTTTGTGACAAGATCGGCATTGCCGCACCTGCAACACGGGAACAGATGATCCTGGCTATCAAGCGTGCCTCGCAAGAAGCCGGAAAATTCTAAACGGGAAACGGTATAAGAGTAGTGGAGCGGGTATCGGTTATTACCCCCAGCCGGTGCCCGCTTCCTCCTTTCCAGAAACTCGCCCAGGGCGGCCGCTGACACGGCCGCCCTGGGCGTTTCTTCAAAACTCTCCTTTTTTAGCTAAGTAGTGAAAATTCAAAGATTTTTCTGGCAGAAGAATTTTAGAAAGGAGAGCGTTAGCGCGAGCGGTGAACTGCGCGGTACCGCGCGGCACGGCTCCGGCGACGACTCCGGCAGAGCCGCCCATTATGGCGGCTCTGCAACAACAGAAAGGATAGTCCTTTCTGTTGGTTCCCGCCCCGAGAGGACATCGAAAATGCGCCCATTGTCGGCGCGGTCCTCTCGGGGCAGTTCTTTTACCTGCTTATGAGGCAAGCTGGAGGTACGCAAGAAGCGACGCTCCAAAGAACACCACGGACCCAACGACTCCTACTACCACACCGAACCACCAGGACCTGTACCACGCCCCCTGACGCGCCCGGTCCTGCTCGAGCAACTCCACCCGCTCGCGCATGAGAGTGTTGCGCTGCTCGAGATGGTCATGCTGAATTTCGGCGGCCCGGCGAACGAGCTCGACCTCGATAGCGTAACGCTCAGAGAAAGTGAGGCGATCGAGCCATCTTAGCCGGCGGGCCGCTTTGAGACGGGAGCCTACGAGAAGAAGACTGTCGCGGTGGACGAGGGCACCATCCCACTCGGCCACCACGTTCGTGCCTCGTGCAACGGGTACTGACGCAGGAGGGGAGAGCACCGGCACAAACAAGTCCTCGTCAGGACCGGGGCAGCCAAAGTTGGGCGGCGCCTCGCTGTTGTAATTTTGCGTTGAGCAGTTATCCACACCTTGTGGGTGTGCTGTGGATGGGATCAGAAGAATCAGAAGAATCAGCGCAACTTGTCGAACCATGCCACAACCTCCGTAAGCGGCTGTTCCCGAAGCTGCCGAAGCTCGTCCTGCTGTTCTTCACTCAAGTCGGCCAGCTTTTCCTTGTGCTCTTCTGAAAGCTCCGCCAGTTTTTGATCTCGTCGCTTAAGCGCATGGAGAACTCGGTCAACTTCGGGCAAACCGTTGGGTGACAGATCAAGAAGTCCTTGTGAAATCCGGCCATGGGACGATCGGCCGACAAGATAAGCGATGAGCAAACTTCCAAGACCAACCGGAAAGAGCACCCACTGCCAGTGCGCTTTCCACCAAGCCCAGACTTTCCCAATCATCAAGTCATTATCTCACCTTCTGGCAGAAATCCCGCTTCTTTCAAAGCGGTCCAAACGAGACGATGATTCACTTCTCGCGCGCTGCTTCCAAGCGATTGGTCAAAAAGGCTGCTCTCCTTATTCGCATCGCGGGGGGCATTCTCCTTGCTTTCCCTTTTTGGCCGCGTCAACTCGACCCCCACGAGCTCTCGATTGTGGCGACACAGGGGCACAAAGATACCGCCAACGATGCTGCCTTCCTTGTACAGAACCTGCAGAATTTCCGTATTTCGATCGGCCTGAAAGACAAGTGTCACCTTGTTGAGACAAAACGTGTCGGCAGCGGTCCCATTGACCATACGAGAATTGTTTGCTCGGTAATACACGATCGACCTCCCACAGCTAAGATATGACGCGTTCGATCACACGCACAGTCCAGTCATCGGAAGTGGCGGTCGCACGCAGTCGCACGTTATCGCCAACGAGATCGGCCGATACTGTGACGTCGATTGTTCCAATAAATGCCAAGGTCATTGGCATTCCCACGAAGAACGCATTCGTAGCAGCGTCCCAACAAGCGGCGAGAATGAGGCGCGCAACGTTGGCGCCCTTTTGCACATGCACGAACCACATGACGCTGGCGCCTGCCGTGTCCGGAAACTCGTCGACCGTCTCCGTACCCGTATCAACGTCCGCGTTCTCGGCATCTTTCGGCCACGAAACTACGGCTGCGGAGTTGATGGTCGTTGCCGTCGACACATTCCACTCACCGCCCTTTTCGATTGTGACCGCCCCACCAGCATCGACTGTGGTGTCGGCAGGGAGAATTCCGTCGCGATCGCAGGTTACGGCGCAATCCGCCCCCACGGTCAGATCTGAGCTGACTCGTGAGCCATCCTTGAAGCTCACAAAAACATCTCCGCCCGGCGACCCCACGCGACGTGTCGTCATCTTTTTGCACAGCACGTCGCCCTCAACATAGAGAAAAGTGGATACGCCAAAAAGCGGTTTCGGAGCGTCCTCATCCCACTCGATAATCGCGTTGGCCGGACCAATGCTTGCGAGCTGCGATCGATATGCCCAAACCTCGGTGCAGTTGGTGACCGTAAAGCCGATGAGGACCTTGCATTCTTCAATGTTGAAGAGCGTCATCTGACCAAGCGTCAGGTTCGTGAACTGACACGATTTCATCACCGAGCCCTTCACCGAGCACAAATCCCCGTCGGTGACATCACATTGAATCGAGCCGTTGATGAAGCGCAGACCGACAAGGTGAAGATACACAAGATTTTCGGTGTCGACGGCAGCGCTCAGGGTTGAAAACGTGGCGCCGTAGTCCAAACCGTCCCGTGCTGTCTGAGAATGGGGAGCGCACACGATGGAAATGTTGGTGAGATTTTCGTTTTCCAGACTGATGGTCTGCCCAATGTAGGATCCGGGCGCGACGATCAGCTCGCAGCGTGCAGTAGGATCGGCCGTTTCAATTGCGATGATGTCATTGATGCCGTCCTGAGCAGTCGTGTACGGAAACAACTGCGAACCGTTCTCATATCCCGTCGAATTCGGCCCAACGTAGCGAACGGTCTCCGGTGGCGTGGTAGCGCTGCCGACTGGTGTCCAATTGCTCGGCCCCACAGCAAGATGAATCCATTCGACGCCCGAATCCTGCCAGTATAGCGAGCCGGCGGGAGCACCATCGAGACCGGAGTCCCCGTTCGGGTCTCCCGCACCACGCAGCATGACACGGCGATTCGACATCTCCGCAAGAACCTGGTCCAACGAGTCTTGCACGCCCATGCGACACCTCAGACGAAGAGTTTGGCAGCAACGTTGGCGTCGGTCACATCACCGCTGGTTGCCAGCTTGTTGGTGATGTTACTTTGCCACGGCTTGTTGGAGGTATTCATTTGGCTGTACGTTGAGCCCGACGTCACACTCCCACCGCGGACAAATGTGTAGGTTCCGGTTTCGGTCACGAACGTGCAGTTGTAGAAATGCCCACAATCGAATGTGGCAGCTGCGGACGTCCATTGCACTGCCGCATTGGTCGCCGAGCCAACGAACCAACAGTCCTTGGCAATGACATCAGCGTTGAAGTCGCCAATGACGAGAGGAACCCGGAGCCCGACAACACCAGTAAGCACCGAGTTCTCGAGCAAAACCTGCGAACCGGCAGCACAGCCGGAAATCCGAACACGCCCTTCCACCCAGCAGTTCACCAACCGTAGCTTGACGACGCTTGCTGTGTTGAGGCGCAGCTCTCCTTTGAAATGCACGTTTTTGAATGTGCAGTCGCCGGCACCGGTGATCGAAAAGATGGCGCTCGTTCCGCGGTCGATGACGTGGCGCCGCCAATCCTCAGCATCGAGCGTGAAAGCGTACGTGGGGATGGTCAAAGCCGAGGTGAGCGCGACGTCGGACTGCAGATGGAGAATGAAGCCATCCTCGTCAATCTGATTCAGTGCCTGCGAAAGACGGTCGTACGGTCGACCTTCTGACCCATTGCCCGTATGCGGCTCTGTCTCCTTCACCCAAAATTGCCGCCGCATGTGAGCAACACCGGCTACGCGCTCATCAGGATCCGAAAAGGTACCGCCAACAGTGATGTCGTAGCCAGAACAGAGCGGCCCGCCGCTACCTCCCTGCACATCCAGATTTCGCTGATGGAGGGTTCGGTACGTGTTGATCTCTGCTGTCGGCGCAATGGTCGTATCGTGAATGACGACCGAGTTGCGAATATCGAAAAGTGCCGTCTCCAATCCCTCAGCGTCATAGAGCGTGCAATTGTCGAAGATCGTCGTGGCTTCGCCCTGCACGCTCACGAGGTCATTGTACTGACCAAGATCACAAGCGAGGGCTTTGAAGTAGCTGCCAAGAGTCTTCCAACCATATGGGCTGGTGAAGTCCAAGTCCCAAATGAGCTTGGAGGCGAAGGCACCATACAGGTAGAAGTGCCCGCAGTTGTACCCCTCGATCCCACCCAACTGCCCGAGGACCCATTCAACGTAGTTGCAGTTGCGCAGATAGGCATGGACTTGTGTTGCAGGACCCGAACGCGTCCAGTACATGCTCGAGAGCACAATGCTGGGAACGCCGAGCGACTCACCCTTCCAGCCAAAATATGTGCTGTCTGGCCCATTGTCACCCTTGACGCCCAGCAACCCCAAGATCCGATAATTGCAGCTGGCTCCTGCATAGAGATTGAAGCCGTGCACGATATTCGACGAAGCTCCGCGATCTCCCTGATTGACAAGCGTTCCGTAATCTCCTGATGTGTAGAAGCTGGCGGCGTTGGTGGCGTTGGTCAGCGTCAGTGGTGGTGAGACGGAGGTCGTCGTAGCCAGCGTTGGAAAACCGATTCCGTACAAATATACGCCCGACTGCCGCATCACCACATCGGGATTGAGATACGTCGCGTGCGCACAAACGACTGCCGCTGGATTATCTTGCGTCGGCGTCAGGTTGTCCTGAACATCGGTGATGGCATCCGAAATTGTTTTCCAAGGGCTGACTATTGATCCGTAGGACGTGCCGACAAAATTCGGATCAACGTACCGAGAGCGGCCGGAGGCCCCAATGATCGGCAGAGCCCTCTCAACCCAGCCCGCCACCTCCTTGTCGTAAATTGTCGTGGGGGCAACATCCGTTTGCCGATACGACGTTCCGACCGGCGCTCCGTTGTACTCCGGATGCGTGTTGGGGTGGCCCGTATCTTTGAGCATCGTCAATCGATTGCCCAGCTCTGCGAGAACCTGGTCCAACGAGTCTTGCACGCCCATCAGCGTCTCCTATGGGACTTCGCGAATGTACGAAAGCGTCAGCGTTCCAAGTGTGTTCTGGCTTGCCAAAGTCACGTCGTTGAGCCAGACCGCCGTTGGATTGGTACCAATGGTATCGACCGTGACGGTATCGACGATGTCGCTGTGATCACCTTGCACCGGATTGACCAAGGCTTGGTGGTTGTTGAGTGATAGGATGCCGACCTCGAGGTTGGCGTAGTACGTGACGGGCACGTTGATATTCACCGTCTGCGCAAAAGCAGGCCACGTCACGGCACGGTCGACAAAGCCAGCGATCTCGTATTGGGTCGAGCCCCCATCCAATGCCGCCGTCACACGACCGGCAAGATTGGTGACGGAAAAGGCACCCCAATTGTGAACTTGGTGGAGATCGTTGTCATGCACTCGCAGATCCCGCACCCACTCCGTATCCAACGACTCTCCCGACCATGAGCCCGTCCAGGTCCCGCCGTTGGCAGCTTCGGTCAGGCTCGGTGCGCTGAGCGCTGGTTGGTCAAGGATGATACGGACTTCGTGATCCTGCGCGGCCGTTCCGTCATTACCGCCTGAATCAAGCTTGGCGTCCATCGAGATGGACGGCGGGGTGATGGAGTCGTGGGCAATGTAGACCAGGTCCGTGACGACCGTCTCCGCACCATTGTCATGGCGGCGAAGCCGCATTCGGAAGTTGGTGCCCGTGTAGCGAACGCCCGCGGTACCGCCCAGGCGCGTGACCGTCTTGGCAGCCTCGAAGGTCGTGGGATTGGCAATGTCCAGGTCGCCGACGGGGCTGTCGTGGACAAGAGAGTCGTAGTCGGCCGCCACCAGATTCACGGTGGCCGACTCCGTATCCTTGAGCCCGCCTTGTGTCGGCGGATAGTCGATGGAGCTCACGGAGCCGGTCGCCTGCTTGTCGTTCAACGTCACCACGTGCACGCCATCCGTAGAGCCCCCTCCGTGATTCGTGGCTCGCACCGGACCGTAGGCATCGGCTGCATTGCGCGCCTGTACCCACGCCGGCAGCGCTTGCGGTGTATCCCCACGGTCGGCAATCGTCACCTGGACCGTGCCACTGGTCGTGGCTGGAAAGACGATGACCGCGAGCTCGCCCGCATCCTGGTCCAAGATGCGGACAGCCACACACTCCTTGTCGGTTGTGAACGTCACATCGAACTGGTCGCCCTGCTTCAGCGCTGTTTGGGGAATGGCTCCGGGCGGCCACGTGGGGTCGAGCGTTGGGTAGCCGCCGGAGAAGGCCAACGCTGTCAGCTCGGGCGGAAGATCGAGCGTCAGCTCCAATGTCTGCGCCGCTGCCTCAGCGCCGTTCGGCGTGACAGTCGCTGCCGTAATCTCCTCGGTGGTGGTCGTTGGGGGAATACTCGCCGAGACGGTGCCCTCGTAAATGCCTGCCGCTGTTTGGGTCAACGTCGCCGTGTACTCCCCCAACGACGTCGTCACCTTCCCGGTAGGATACGAGCCCCGCACGGCCACGTCGACATCGACCGATGACGTCGTGCAGGAAATCAATGAGGTGTTGTTTGGAGGATCCGCGTACACCCTTCCGGTGACCTGCCCGCCCGGAGTGGGCGTCGTAACTTCGGTGATGTAGATGAACCCCTGCCCGCCGGACGAGACATCATCTTCCAGCGACTCGAAGGCATCATCAATGTCCTCACGCAGGTCAAAAATCTCTTCGGCGAGGCCGCCGCTGGGCCGAATGAGGTGTGGGCGCTTAGGACGTTGTGACCCGAAAGACCGACTTGTCATGACATTCCCCAATAATTGCTATCTATTGGGAGATTGTATCCCGACAAGGCGTGAGCTAGAAGCCGGCACGGTTCCTGCGAATCTGCGTCTTGGGTGGATCATCAATGTCAATATTGATTCCGCGCGCTTCGAGCGCCTTCCGCACACCCTTCACAATCCATGTGCAGAAAATTCCCGCAACGAAAAAGACAAACGCGCTGACGAACAAGCTGCCCTCCACCAGCGCTGGGCGCGGCATGACAGGTATGCAAGCGAGCGAAGCAGCGAAAAGTGGTGGGTACACCAGCTTTGTTGCCTCCAACACTTTCAAAACACGGCGTATGAAACGATTTTTCGTTTCCCACAACACGGGGCCGACTCGCATGTTGAGATAATAAAATACAGAAAATGTGATGCAGGCGGCAAGAATGGTTGGGAAGGAAATAAAGATCGTGGTTATGTCATTCATATCTCCATTATAGAAGACTCACGCCCAATACGACCCGTTGTTGATAACATCTCCGGGCGGCGTCGTTCCGGCATAGTAGGCCGAGCCAGGAATGGAGTTCGGGCTGAGCTGTACCGTCAACGTGTTTCCGTAAGTGTTGTTGTTTTGGCTCGGCGCCCCACCCGCGCTGTCGACACCATAGATTTTCATGAGCCAGGCACGGTTGTTTGGCGGTCCTCCATTATCCGTTGTCGTCGATTCCAATACATTTCCAGAAATGACTGTGTCTCGAACCGTCGCCGCTAAGCCAATAAGTGCCCATGTGACGACAGGAGGAGCTGCCGAGTTTTCTTCAGGAAATTCGCCAAACCAGCGAATATAATTGGCGTGGATGTGATGGTTCCCGCCACCGTTTAGCCAGATTGGTTGGTGGCACGTATTCAATAAATCTACGGCAAAGTGCCCTTTCACCAACGTGATTGAGTTTCTCTCGATCCGTGCACGCTGAACCGATCCGCCATAAATCAAGTAGTCGAACCAACCATCCGGAATAACAAAATTGCAATCAGACACTTCAACGTCATCACCACCGATCTCGATTAGAGAAGACGCTCCATTTGCGGAGTCTTCCTGAAATCGGCACGTATCTCCGATAAAAGCACGCCGAAAGATGGATACCTCTTCTAGATGCGCTAGGACCCCTCCCGGTTGGGGTCGGTAGCACCCCCAAGTGCTTGTCCCCGGATTTGCCGGAAGGATTGTTACTCCCTCGACCATCGCGTAATGCGGTACATCCAATCCGAAGTCAACTCGCGACCCTTGAAGATGAAAGGCTGAGAAGATCCAATAGCCTTCGACACCAGAGATGTGCACATTGCGCAGCACACTGTTATCAAGCACATCGAGCATGGCTGGCCCAGCATTTGGAGCGCCCGGGAGACCCGGGTCGATCACCGTACAGTCCAGCTTCACGTACAAGCCATCGACGCGAGAGCGGGTCATCTCGACGTGCGCGCCGTACTGGTACATCTTCGAGGCACCCGTACGGTCCACCGTCATGTTACGCGCGTGCACACCAACGAGCTCTATCACCGGATGATTCGTTCCGCCCCCGTCCCGCCCCCGACACCACGCGTCGCGGAAAATGCAATTGTCCAAAACAATTCCATATTCCTCACCGCCCGTTTCTCCGGCGCTGAACGCGACAAACGGTACCTGGTACTCGGCAATGGCCGTATTCTCAAACAGGCAGTCATGGAACGAATACTGCACTTTCTGAAGCACGCCGCCGCCACCCGCCTCAACAACCTGCACATTGCTCCTAAAAACACATGATCGAAGGGTATTGCGTCTGTTCTGAGCAATGGCGCTGTATTCAAGCGCAGATAAATCGATCGTATCAAATACGCAACTATCAAACGTGCACTCTGACGCACTGTTGATCTGTAAGCCGTGATACCCAAACGCGGCGTTTGCAAAACGTACGTTGGTCAAAGAACATGAGCTGCATTGCACAAGCGATACGGCGTGGATAAATGGGCTGCCCGATCCTGTCGGCGCTGCTATCGTCACATTTTCCACGGAGACATTTTGGCTATTCGAGAACGTCAAGCTGGAAATGAACGGGAGTGTATTTGTCACCTGCACATTACGAATGGAGGAAAGATTCCCCGGTACGCAGGCAAAGCATAGCGCATCGAAGGTGCAATCCTCGATCCGAATACTGCCTGTGGTCGTGAACATGGCAGTGTTCGTGCCACCAGCCACTGTAACTCCCATGAGCGTCAGCCGTTGGCCCGTCACCGTCAGCAGGTGCCCGTCCGCGACCTGAAGCGTGACTTGCCCCTCCCCTTCCCCAATGATGGTCACATCGCGCTGTGAAATGGTGAGCGGGTTGGGGGTCCCGGCCTGGTAGAGCGTGTACGTCCCCGCCTTCACGAAAAGAACGCACCCATCTCCCAACGCCGCCAGCGCATCCTGAATAGCTGTCGGGCCGGCGTAGTCCACGCCTTCCGGATCATTGGCGGGGCCGATGACATGAACGCTTCGCCGAACCGTCTCGGCTGCATCTTCCTGAAGGCCGCGGATATCAGCGCGAATGAGGCTGTACGCCGGCAGGTCCTCAAAGGATGCGCCACGCGGGTACACCAGACGGTAGTTTCCGCTCGGCAACGTGACGTTGAGATTGAGCGTCACGAGGTTTGAGTTGAAAAACCCGGTCCCGAGAGCCGCGCCAGTGATACTCGTGACTCGTGCTTCGACATCCCCGACCATGACCTCGTTGTAGTTCTCGTCAAGGATCTGGAAGAGCGTGTCGATGAACTCTTGCGTGGTCCATCCTGCCTCGCCCAGATACAGAAAGCCGGTGTAGTTGACGTCGCCACCCCACCCACCCGTCATATCGACATCGATCGAATTTCCGGTAAACGTGGTGAGCGCGCCAACTTCGGTGTAGGCAAGCTCGGCCTCAAAGATGTCGTAAAGGTACTCGACATTCTTTGCCAAAGCATAGGAAATACGGTTGAATGTCGTCGACAACGAGTCTTCACCGGGAGCAACCCCGCGTGAGCCGGATCCAGGAGGCCCGTCCACGTCCAGCGGGGTGGTGCAGCCGTAGAAAAGCTCCCCAGAGTCGAAGCCTAGTCCCGTGATGTACAAAGGATGTGGAAGAGCCATCAGATCACTCCTTACGCGTAGCGCAGCTCCCAATCAGCTTGCAGCACAAACGCGGTCGTTTTGGAGAGGGTATCGAATGTGTTGTACGCCACCATGAACTTTTCGGCGGGCAATGTTCCCGCCACGATAGGTGGCTGCGCCAGATCTGGAACACCTTCGGTGAAAAGCCCGATCTCAGACAGCGGCACGCTCGTGTACGTGCCGAAGCTGACTTCATTGATGCCAAGCACCCCAGTAAAACGGACAATGCCCGTTCCCGGAAATGTGGCTGGGGCCGAAACGTCGTCGTAGTAGATTCCCGACGTCACCTCAACTGGCCACTCAAGCGCCGTGATGGTTGGGTCCGTATCGGTTTGGACGGGATCACCCGCACCTCCCGAGCCCGCAACCCACTGATCCGGGTAGCCTGGGTATGTGACCCGAATGGTGTTGGAGGGTACCAGCTGACTTGTGCCACCAATTCCAAAAGCCATGTAACGGACGCGATCACTACGAAAGGGAAGGTAGCCGGCGTCCAAGGAGCATAGTTGCGCCAGCCAGTCGCGGCCATAATCCAAGAAGATGTTGTGGCTCTCCCGTTCTTCGACAACGCGCCCCTTCTCATCCTTCAGCCGCAAACGGACGTTGGAGAAGATTTTTACCGGAGGTGCACCCCCTCCCCCTCCTCCCTTCCCTCGAGCACCGACAATATTCCCGCCAGGATCTCGAAGCGTGAGGCCGAGACTCTCACTGACACGAATGTCATCGCGAAAACCGACTGTCTTGGGTCCAGGAGGTTTTTTCATGGCTTGAGCTTATCCCTTCGCGTAACACGCGTGTACCACCCATCCGGGAGCGGAATGTCGACTTTCCAACTGCCATTTGGTGCGGCGCCCGTTCCATAACCAGTGTGGCCCGTGCCGTTCTTCCACTCGTTCACTGGCGTCCCTAAGTCAGCGATGGCTGGATGCCACGCATCGTTTGTCGTGGGGTTGGACCACGACGCCGGTGGAGTTCCAGTCGCGGGTCCCGAAAGGATGATGGTGTCATCCTCGACACTCGATGCGTCGACTGGAAAAAGATACGCGTGGTCATCGACTTTTGGTATGAACGGCATCAACGCTCCTACGGCAACGATGCGTGTAGCCAGAAATTCCAATATTCGTCCGGGAGTCCCCCGACAGTATAGCCTCCGGTGCGCCCATAATACACACGGTCGACGCCCCATTGATCCCACGGCATCAACACAGAATAGGCTTCCAAATCATCGACAAAAAAATTACCGCCACCTGGGCCGGTAAGGATTTGGAATTGCAATGGCGCTGCCGTGCCACTGACCTCCCAGGCGTGAATGGTGAAATCCAGCCAAGCCCCTGCTGGATACGACTTCTTGAGCTCGGCCAACACTGTCGCGCCGTCTTGGTCAATGATGCGAAAGTGCGCCGCGCCGTTGAGCACGTAGACCTTTCCACGAACCGCTACCTGCCAGCCTTCGGCCACAAGCGCCGGGTAGTCCTGGTAGACACCATATCCGGCGCCCGCCGAGATGATGTGGATGCTGTTTGTTGGGCTGACAAATTGCAGCGCGCTCTTGACAGCAGTCAGCGGCAGACCACCAGGAGTGACGAGTCCCCACGGACTACCGGGACCACCCGGGTTGATGCCATCCTCACAGTCGGCATCGAGCAGCACGTTCACGGCGTCCAACTGCGCGTCGACTTTGTGTATGCAGTGGCCGCTCTCATCGGTGTCGTCAACCCGGAAACTGCCCTCTGACCTGGTTGGCGCATGGGTGCCCGGAGCTCCAGACGGCCATGCGCCGGACCAACCGTCTGGAAGCTTGCCGGGCACATCGTAGAGATGCAGCCCACCCCACCGCGTGTCGTGGTCAGGCGGTATCGTCGGTGTCCCACTGCGAGCAACCTCGTGAGGCGAGTCAGCCCAACCGGGCGGAATGTCGTAGGCCGGCCAGGCTGATGGGTACGCGTAGCCGACGGCAGGCACAGCCGGGCCCAACACCAGCGCATCGTCGATGTCGACTGTGTCATCAAGGGTCTTCACCACAGAGAAGAACGGAAAGAGGTAGGGTGGCTTGTACTTTTTAATGTAGTCCACCAAAAAAATGAGGTTCACCAGATCAAAAGCATCGGCGTCAATGAGCACGCCAAATGTGCTGACTTTCTGCGGCTCCCAAAAATCTCCTGAGCCGGCGTAGACCGCCCACCAGTCCGGATCGCTGATGTAGTCAACGACGTCAACTCCTCGAGACAGCGGAGCAAACTGTTCCACGCCATCTCCAATGGTGTACGGAGCGTCAGTTGCGGGATTGATGGCAACTCCAAGTGAGGTTGGAAAAAAGTAGGAGCGAGTTGTCGTCGTGATGTTCGCGTCTTGCACGAGTATTCTGGATCGCGTGGCATCAAACGGATCACGAATATCAGTAATTGTTCCCGCTACTTCAGCAAATGGCAGCCCCAACACGATCTGACACGCGACACGAATGTTGTACGGTGTCCGGCCATGCCAAGCGAAGTACCAGAGACCCCGGACCGCTGAGAGGTAATCCAGATTGTCGGTCCGTTCCTCAAGTGCGTCGAGGGTAAACCCGACCAGACGACCAAAATTGGCCTCGATAGTGGGACGATTATCAAGAAACGTCACTTCGGCCCAAAGGGTGTCGGGAACATCTGACAGCGACCGAATTTCCCAACTCTGCCCCGTCAGGTTGAGCTCAAGAGCTTCATCGAACAGCTCGACCTGATCCGCAGCGATCACCTGAAACAGCCGGTATCGGTTGCCACCAACATCAAGAACATATCCTCGAAGATCAGCATCGGCGCCAAACGTGGTCACAAAGTCAGCGGTGCTGTCAAAGAAGTACCCTCGGTCTACCGCATTCGTGTACCCCGACAATCCCCGTAGCTCGCGTGGGAACCAGGAATTCAGGAACTGAATCGTGTTCCGCTCCTGCCCCTGAACAGTCGTCGCGGTCTCTACAAGAAAATCGAGGTTTCCATGAAGCGGGTCGGGCGCCCCCTCCACACGACTCGGTGCAATGACCTCCTGCAATCGAGGAATGCGCATGACCAGATCATCGACCAGCATGGCGCTGCGGCGGACAACGCCTTTAAAGAGAACTACATACGTAGAGCTGGTGAGGTACCCACTGATGAGGCTGTCGTCGAAGGCCAGGACTGCGCCCCGCGCGCCCCACACATAGGCAGTCAGCTCTGAAGTATCACCCTCCGCCGTCTGCACCTCAAAGATGGCGCTGTCGCCAGCTGTAACGGCAAGGTCAGAAAAGTTGCTCGCCCTCGAGGTGACGGTCGGTCGAATCATCCAATACTTCGACCGGCCGACACCAGCGGCGATGGCCGTGTTGGTGTAGACCGTCGTGGCCGCATTTGTCTCTACTCGCACAATTTTATGGCAGATTCCGTCGATGACCAGATAGTGCTGGTCCGTTACTCCAGAGACGATGACGCCAAGGTCGTACGCGTATTCCGTCTCGAAAGTGCTGCCATCCGCACGCTGTGCCGTGACGTTGGGAGCAGCCGAGTATCCCGCCGCATCCAACGTGTTCTCGACTGTGGCGGGCAGCTCATCGTAGTTCGGCTCCCCATAGAACACATCGTAGTCCAACCAACGACGTTGGAACGTCCGCTGAATGTCCGGGACGGCCTTGCTATAATCGTGCTGCCACAACTTCAGCAGCTCGTTGGCGGACAACTGAGCAATGGACGACCAGAAGGTCTCTACCATTTCCGTACCGGCCACGATTGCCCAAAAGTCCGACAGGTAGTTCCAAATGAAGCTCAGATCCGGCGTGTAGCCGTAGGCCGTGCTCGTCTCCTGAACGTTGAGCAGAGCTTCGGTTGGCAGGCTGGTAATCTCCCCGTCATTGACGAGCAGCTCAATGGTGTAGAGCCCAAGCTCATCACCAAGAAAGGCGCCCACACTGCTGATTCGCCCCTCGTAGTGCTCGAGCTCCCATGGTGAAGGCTCATCTGGGTACCATAGGCCAAGACCCTGCGTCCGATAGGTCTCGTACTCATCCAGCACGTAAATGATGGTGTTGACGGCCGGAGAAGTGAAGACCCAAACACCGCCACCACTGTCCCACGTCGCCAGATCCCCCTCTTGGCCGGTCCACAAACCGCCCGCTACCGGAATGACCAGATACGTGTCCCCGTCATTTGGAAGAGCCGGTGGCGTAGCGCGACGGCCGAGCACCTCAATGATGGTCGATGGATTGCGGACGCCGCCCCAGCCATTCTGCGAAAGGAACCGGTATTCGGCAGTGATTCCCGCCGCAAAGAGGTCCTTGATGGTGACGATGTAGCTGCCGTCACCCGCCACGTAGAGCACAAACGAGTGGCCCACGTCCGTGACCGCAAGGTCACCCACCTCCACGTAGGCAAAGTCGTTTGGGTTCCCCACGACCACATTGGTGTAGCCAGTTGCATCAGCTGGCGACGTGGCCTCAATCGTCTGCCAGCTCGTCGACGTGAGCGGCGCGTCGGTAACTGACCACATGTACACCAAAGGCTGTGCTTCGGGATCGTAGCTCGGCCGCCCATCGAAGCTGGCGTAGCTACCCGACAACTGCACCTGGTCGGAGGAGATGACGGCAACCGGCCGGCGGTTCGGCACGAGCTCGCTGCTGCTCAGCCGCAGGCAATCGAGACAGACTGTTACCGGGTCGGTGGCGCTGCCAACAACCTCCACACGCAGGTTGTCTGTTTCATGCGTAGGGCAATCGAGAAGGTTGAACGTGTACCGCAGCTCGTGCTCACCTCCAGCTGCGATGACCTCCCTGCGCGTGACGTACAGATTCGCCCGACCCGTAGTGTGACTGGCCGTGATCCGAAAAACGTAGTAGTCGAGGCCCTCATCAAAAACGTCGGCGGAATCGACAAGCGGCGAGTAGCTTCCATCTCCCTGCTGAGCCAACGCGATGCCGCCCATTTCCGACAGGAGAAGACCGATCATCTTTCCCAAACGATTGAAGGCAGCCACGAAAAATCTTGATTTCGTGGTGTCAGAAAAATCGTAGGGAAGGTCCGTCGGCAGAATGCTGAACTGGATCGTGAATGTGTCGTTGGGAATTGCACGGTCGATACGAAAGCCAGAATCGGCCTCGTCATTACTGAACATGCAATAATCATTGCTGCCGTTGAACCAGGACCACGGAATCCCAGCGCGCTGCGGCGTAACCTCCGCGTAGGACAACAGCGTCAACATCATTGCGTCAGTTGGGTGGCACAGATCGAGAAGGTCAAACGACGGCGAGACCGGGAGCGTTCCGACTCCATACGTCATTATTCCGTAAGGCAGCGATCCGTAAGTGGCCATCGACGCACAACCTTCCTACAACAAATTCACGCGAAACCAATATGCATTACAGACCATACCCACTGACGCATTGTAGGCAAGCATATCTATCCCGAAGTGTGTCGGTGTCCACGTGAGCGTTTTTGAAAACAGCTGCGTGTATGTAAAGCCGTCTACCGTAAAGGAAAAGTTGGTCAGCTTGGTCGTGATGTTGTGGAAGATCTTGAATATCCCGTAGTCATTCGGTACGGGCCAGGTGTAGTGGTCGATGAAGCCGGTGTCGTACTCTTGAACCAAGCCGGTGAATTCGCCGTAAGCAGCCCTGTGCCCCAACCACATATTTGCGTATTTCGAGGTGGCGAACAGACCGATGCCGACTGAATGAAAATTGACGAAGCGTTGACACGACACCTTCGCATAGAACTCGAAATTCTGTGCCGGGACGGTTTGGGCCATTGTGTGCTGGTCACCGAAAGCCGGCGTATCCGGATCAAGAACTGCGTAGAAACGGCCATTCGCAACCCCGTAACTCTCACCGCCGCCGGCGGGAGCTCCGGAATTCAGCCACACCCATTTCGGATCGAGGCTGGCGCCCGCGAACTCGTCGTCCTTCGCTGAAGGTGCTCCAGGAGGAATATCTTCTTCGTGTCCTCCATATGACACGCTTCCGTACCCCGGAAGGTTTCCAATCTGCACCCGCTTCTTGGCATAGGTGGCGGCGGAGTCTTCCATGAGCAGGACATCAGTCGTGACGGGAACCGTCTTCTCCGTCACGATCGAGATTTCTCCCGAGACGTTATCGTGAATAGCGTCCGAGTCGGTGCTCGGCAGATTGGTGATCTGCACACGCTTTTTGTTCCCTGAGTCGTCCGTATCCTCCATGAGCAGGATGTCGTCGCTCGCTGGAGAGGTGATCTCTCCAAAGCCAGACCAGTCATTTCCGGCACGCTTGAGCTGCGCGTCATCCGTCACATTCCCGAGACTGACTTGGGATTTCGTCACCGAATGCGGATTGAGAATGCTCGAAAGGTGCGAATCAATTTGGCTATGACTATTCGATCCAATGTCGTCGAGCAGCGTATGAGAAATATCCCCAATCTGCAGACTCTTTTTGACGTTCGCGGCTCCCGAGTCTTCAATGACCAGCAGATCACCGGCAATTGGTGTGGTCTTCGCCGCAACTCCAGCAATCTCTCCAGAGGCGTTGACATGAATGGCGTTGGGGTCTGCTCCAGCGATGCCTGCGTCCAGATCAAGGTTGCCCGTGCCCGCATCGACCAATGGAATGGGCATGCGGTTGGCCACCAGAATATTGTTGGAACTGCTCACCAAGAGATTGATGCCGCGGAAAAGCGATCGATTTCCTCGAATGGTGCAGTAGCTGCCGCCCACATTGAGCGCGTCGGTACCGGTACGTATGTCGCCAAAGACGTTGCCAGAAATATCCCATCGTGATGACGCAGCATCGATGACCACACCGTGGCTGCTCGGTGGGGTCAAGCGCGTGGCCAAGTGGGAGCCGGCAATCCGTCCCCAGGCGGCCCCGACCACAGCCACCGCGTTTAGCGAGGCTCGGTACGTCTTCACGTCGAGAACGTTGACGCGTGCGCCGTCTACATAAATGCCGTAGTCACCCCCGTGCAGGCGTCCGCCGTACACGTACGATGGGTCAGTGGAATCTGTATGTGCCGCTCGAACGCATGCCAGGTAGTTGCCGGGCGCGGTTGGGTCGAAAGCGGGCGCGAATGCGGATCGACCAACGCTGCAGTCAATGAGCTGAGCGATGGGCGTTGTCTGATAGAACACCGAATCGATGCCGCCATCAGAGATTTGTCCAGGCGACCATGAGGGTGACGAAAAATCGACGACCACTCGTTCGCAAATCCCAGTGTTCCGAACAATGTACGTTCCAACGCACGGAGCTGTCGGTGTCTGCACCGTTATGTTGAGATCGGAGAGCAGCGCGTTGTTGACGTAGAACAAGCTCAGAGTCGTGTCTGTTCTCGTTCGGATTTCCACGCCAGGCGAGGGACTGTACACATTCGAGGAGCCGCGAACCTTGCAGCGTCGAACTTCAACAACGGTTGTGGGACCGCCTGGTTGCGAAAAATCGTAGACGCCCGGGCGAATATAGACCTCGCCGCCAGTGTCCTTGGCATCGTCGATCGCTTGTTTGAGCTGCGCCCCATTCCCGGTGTCGAGATAGTTGCAGATGGCAGCCGTATCTCCATTAGGAGCGTTGCCAACAATGTACTGCTCCGCCTGCGCTCCACCCCCACCGACATCGCCCCAGGCAGCCCCGTCCGCAACCTTCAGTCCCTCGCTTGCCCCGGTTTTGTAAAAGAGCCGCCCGGAGTCGAAGGTCACCGGAAGCGTGCCGCCAACCGGAATACGAAGAAATTCAGAATCATTTATGTCAACGCCGTCTTTCGCCCAAAGTCTTCCAGCGGCAGAGAGAAATAATTTCTCGACATAGACGGCGTCGAATGCATCACCAGCGCTGAGGAGCTTGCCCGTTGTGAACGCGTTGCGAGCGGCCAGCGTGTGAGCAATGCCGCCGTCGGCTTCCGGGCTGGCAAGTCCCGATGGGCCGGCTCCTGCCACATCCTCGCCAATGAGCTTGCCGGTGGTTCCCAACCACGACTGCAGTTGACGTACTTGATTGTCCTGATAATCGAAGTCATCAGCCGCCACAATATCAACGGCATCCGTACGGTCTTCGATGGGGTCATAGGACGTCGGCCAATCAGTAGTTGGAAAAGGCATTCTGTCTCCTCGACACCCAAGTATACTATAAGTCCATGACTTTCAAGGAAATGGCACGGGACACGTTGGCCGATATTCTCGCGGGGGCGGAGGACGTACTCACCAAGCTCGTCGAGGCAGACCAGGCGATTTACGATGACGCGTACTGTCCGCGTTGCGGTGGAAGTTGCAGTCCGGAACTGGATGTCGCACACGCTTTGCGTTCGGACCGACCCATACCAAGAAAAAATTGCCGCTGCCTCGACTGTGGCTGCCTCTTCGAGCCCTTCACTCGGCTTGTCCTGGAGATGGGAAACCTTGCTCGCCTGGAGCCGCAGTTGCCAATATTCGATCCGGAAGGCGACTAAATTACGCGCGTGAGAATGAGATAGCTTGCGCCTGCATCGGTGCCAGCATCGTCTGGTATCAGGGCAGCGAGCCGGCTCACGTACAGCGCATCCTCCGAACGCTCCAACGAGATTGTGCGATCGCTCTGGTGCGCAATGCCTGTCAGGCTGATGGGCAGGTTCACCTTGCTGGCTCCCGTATCCTCAATGGTCTTGACCATACTCGACACGGCCAACGAATCCTCTGGGCGCACAGCTTCGATGAGTTCAGTCAGATCTTCGCGAATGTCGGCCTCGGTGCTGCCGCCAGTATAGGTGATGGCGGTACGCACAAAAACCGGAAAGAGCGAGCGCACCAGCGGATTCTGGCAAACATCTCTCGTCTGCGGGTCGCGAACGTAATCGTGGATTTGCTCTACAAGCGGGTCCCTTTCATACGCAATTTGGATATTGTCTCCAGACAGCTCCCGGTAATTACCAGGATCGTCTTCGTTGCCAACGATAAGGATGCGAGGTGAAATAGCAATCCACGGAGCTTCTGCCATAGAGTAAGATGTGTTTTCATCTTCGGTATTGATCTCCCAACCTTCGGAATCATACCCCGCTATTGTGGCCTGGAGCTCAGCCTCAATGTTCCAAAAATCCCCATGACCCTCACTGATGCATTCCACGTCAAAATAGTAATACCCAAGATCATCCATTTGGTCGGCCATGGCCGTTGAGCTAATCCGCTGGCGGCCGCTGCGGTTGACGTGGATGTAGGGACCACGTGTGTTTGGCACATCGTAGCTTGACGCCCACACACTGCCGTCAGTCTCTGTCAGCGTGAGCGCGCCGGTCGGATAGCTCGCAAGGAAATCAACAAGGAAGTACCCGCCGTGTCCTGTCGGCGCATCATTGGATGTCTGCACGCCAACGAATGTGCCCGCCAACCAAGGTTGGAATTTGGAACGATCCGTTCCAAAAACCTGGGCCGTGGCGTCACCAGCGCCCGCCGCACTGTTGTCCTCAATGGCAATCTCATGATCCCCACGCAACATAGCGTAATATTCCCCGGGGTAGGTCACCGGATCTTCGTACTTCACAGCTACAGATCGGCTCAGCTGCGCGTTCAGTTGTGAAATGACTTCGTCTGCACTGAGGGCCGTCCCCGAAAAGGTGACAGTCTCGACACCGTAACCAACGTTGATCCGTAAAGTTTTGGCATCCAGGTTGATTGATCCAGGTGCAAGATCAACTGACCCGATCGACGGATAACGGGTAATCTCGACGCGATCTCCGACCTGGACACCGTAACGAAGAGCGTCAATGTTGGTTCCACCATCAGTCGAATATGGAACTACAGTGCCCGACCCATTTGCCAAAGTGATGGTGGGAACGGTCGAAGCCGTCGGCAAAAACTCGTCCAGAAGATTAGGATCGGGTCGAAAGGACAGTGTCGCGCCGCTTGCGTCCGTCACCGAAAAAGTCGCCTCATCTGCAGTTACCGAAAATGTGCATGGATCGACAAAACGCAAACGGAACGATCCGTACGATGGATCACCAACCGCATACTCCATCCCGCTTGCCGGCCACGCCAGTTCCCGATCCACACGGAGCTCGTTGTCTGCGATGACTGCTGAAGGGTGACCACCCACCTCCGCGACAGTGTAGTATCCCTGATTGTCGGACGTGAGGATGTTGACAATGTCTCCTTCCCGTACACCAAGCTGGTAGTAGTTGATGAGCCCCGAGCTGGCCACCACATCGAAATTGAGCGCATCGCGCGTCAAGTCATCAGAAGTCGCTTCGATAGCGGTCCCGGCCTTCGCTCCGCGACCAGGATTTTGAAAGCTGCGCGAAAGAGCCTCGATCGGGTGTCTGTAGGGAATCATCTCGCCGGTAGGTTCCAGCGTGCTATCCAGACGCTCAATGGACGTCACCCGCAGCAACGGCAAGTCAATGCCGGTCTGCCGTCGGTAGATACGGTATTGGAGTGGCGAGGCTGTAATGGTCATGTTGGTCTGAAGCGTGATTTGCGCGGCCGCCACCCCACCCACGGCAATCGCGTAGGTTCCCGCATCCTCGCCATTCAAAATCTCCACGTAATCCGTGTCCACGACACCAACGGAGGTGAAGTCAGGAAGACCGCTGACCGTTGAGAGGATCGGTTGACCGGCAATGGTTTTCAGATCATCGCCGACATACCTGATCTCCTTGGGCTCCAACAAATCCACGTCGAGGTCATCAACAAGCACGTAAGAGATGTCTGTCACAACGCCGGGCCCAGTCATGTTCGTGGAAACGCGCACCTGGTAGGGTGCCGCGCCGGAAATTTCCAAAATCCGGTAGCTACCAGCGTCACTGCCCTCCTCGAGCACCAATGATGTTTCGCCAGCTACGACGGTCGCCTTCTCCTCATCTGTCAGATCCTGCAGCGTAATCCACGGACTGCCGTTGGTCGTCCGCGCATCCTCCCGCCGCGCAAGTGCCAATTGGTCCGCTACGAGCTCGACAGCCAGAGCCTTGTCCTCCGGCGTTCCGCCGCGAACGTAGAGATCCGTGCAGTTGCCGACGTGGACCTCATTGTCCGGCACGTCGAGTGTTGTGCCGCCAACATCTGGAAACAGAATGCCGCCAGGTACTCCGGACAGCGTCAAAATCTGACTCTTCCGAATCATCCAATCCAGCGCCGCATGTGGCTCCGGAAAACGGTTGGCGCCCGTCTCACTTGTGCTCACCCTCGTCGCTCCCAAAACGCGAGAGAGCCGATAGTCGACGGGGCCAGTTGGAAAAATGGCCGTCAGCGTATAGCCAGAAATGTCCGTACCGACCGGGCCGAATGTTGCCGTGAAGTCGATGGAGCTCACGACGTCAAAGTACGTGGTGTAGCCATCGACATCACCATCATCGGCTGTCGCCCCGTCAGCGCCGAAATAAAGAATCTCTCCAAGGTTGCCGCCGGTGAGCACATCGCGTTGCATCTCCACATCGTTGAAGCCGATGATCTGCAACGTTTGCAGCTCGGAGTAGGTTTCAAAGAGTTGGCTGACGATACCAGACACGTTCGTCAGCGAGCGCTCACCAATGGATTCCTCGGCACGTGCGATAAAAGCGGGCGTGGTCTCTTCTGCCGTGCCGGGCGAAGCTTTCGCCAGATTTGTCGCGCGCGTCGCCGCCGTCAAACCAACAACGCCTGCGATCTCGCCGGAAGCGACGTTGTACGCCGTTCCGGGACGCTCGGCGATGTAGTTCACATCAAAGTAGTAGAGATTGCCATCAACATTGAAGAGCATCGCTTCGGCCGTGATGCTCTGCGTCTCGACTGGCAGAAAACGAAGGCCCCGTGCCGTGTACGCCACATTGACGGTGCTGATGTTCACCGATACGGGGTTCTGATAGTAGATTCGGACACGCACACGTGCGTAATCACCGGCCCGCCTCGAGAGGAAGTAATTGGCAACGAGCGCGTCCGCCTCATCCGCCGTCAGACGATCGGGATACTGCAACGAAAGTTGATCCCGAATGCTCCGAATTTCTCGCCGATAAGGCTCGAGCAGCACAAGGTGCGTCTTGACGAACAAGTCCGCAATGGCACTACCCTCTCGAGCGTAGACTTCGGGGTATTCTTGCTGCAACCGCGCAAGAATAAACTTGAGCGGATCAGTCTCTATGGGATCGGGCGAGAGCCGGTTGACGATGGGGTCGACAATCTGCACAGTGGCCGGCGCCCCAGCGTTTAAATCAATTTCTGGGTCATATGCCCGCAGGCGTTCCTGAATGTAGAGCGTCCAATTTTCAATCGACATGGCTACAACCCCAACCCTACAACTGAGCTGTGCCCAGCTTGATTGCCCAACAACACTTTTCCGATAAGCGTCAGCTCGTGCGGAATGAATCGCGCATCTGCAACCTGCGCGTACAGCAACCGCTCTGTCATTTTCAGTGAGGGATCGTTGGTTTGAATAGCAAGCAACTGACTTTTCGTTCGAGTGACGGCCGCGTGGAAATCAGAAACAACTGTGGCCCCGTGCTTGTCCCGCATCTGCTTCCCGACCGAGGCAAGCAGTCCACCACCAACGAGCGGGGCGAAGACGTCGGAGCCAGGCGACTGCAGCATGGTCTTCATGAATGCCTGAATCAACCGCTCAAAGCCGTCGATGGATTTTGGCGTGTCGCTGATCCGAAAGCTCATCCGACTTCGATCTGTCCGCGTCAATCGACTGCTGATGGCTACAACCGATCGGATTGGATCAGCTGGGTCCGTTGGAACTTGTACGAGCATCTCCGTCGATGACACGACAACGACGCTGGGAGACATGACATCGTTGATGAGTACGTACTCGGTGTTGTTGAAATCTTGCCCTTTGACATGAAGTGTGTAGGGATCAGAATTCTGCACTGGCGAAACATTGAGGACTTTGAGCACGTCGCGCATTTCCACGAACTGCAAATCAACCATCGCCTCCTCCTGGGCCAGACCCGTCCGGACGTGTGTTGCTCACGGTCCTCGTAGCCAGTGCGAACATTGAGGCGGGCAGCTGCTTGGCTCGCTCAACCGCATCGACGACCTGCTGGCGAGTTCGCAGCACAGCGCTCAACTTCCCCGGCCGGATATCGCTCTCGTCGTCCTCAATATCGCTGATGGCTCTCGCCAGCAGCTCCTCAAACGAGATGGCGGCGATGCTGTTGGTGACCTCCGTTCCTCGCACGGAGGCCATACCCGCGGCCAGCTCCTTCCGAATCTGGTCCACCGCCTGCTGGTCATACAGCGGTCTGTCCGTCATCCCACATCCTCATCGATGCCGGGAAAATACTCCTCAAGGGGGTCATCCGGCAGCTCGTCTTCCAAATCAGGATACTCGTCCAGCGGGTCTCGGTCTTCTCGCCAGTCCCCGGCGTACCGCATGTAGTCCGCCGTGTGGCGGCCACGCGCAAGGCTCCCCTCGTTGACGTCTTCCACGGCAACTTCCGTCGCCGCGCCAGCAAAAGACTGGGAGTACGATGCGCTCCGCAAAGTGGTACTGAAGAACTCGGACACGCGGCCCAGCAAGAGCAGCTCTCGCATGCGGTCGTAGCCGCGTTCGAGCAACGTCTGTAGAACACGATCGACGACCCCAACGGGAGTGACTACGAACGTGGTCATCGCCGTCTGCAGGTACTCCAACCAGGTCACCAGCGCGCTCACGTAGTCGTACGCAACGTTGACGCGGTCAGGACCCGGTTTGACTCGAATGAGGGGGTTGAGCAGCCGGTCAAGCTGGTCCAATGATGCAGGGTAGGTTCCCGCACCCGCCAACCAAAGCTCGAGGGCTTCTTGAAAGATGGAGTAGGCAAGATAGGCCGCCGATTCAACCGAGAATCCTGCATTGGCGATGAACAGGTCTGCGGGCACTTCTGGGTCGACACCGATAAGCCCAGACTCCAATGTCCCAACTCCAGTGATCGTCGTCACATCCGCGCGCTGACCATCCAAAACGCGATCGCCGAGCTTGAGCTTCCGGCGCCGCAGATCAAAAGCTCGCCAGCCGAGAACCGGATCACTCCATTCGACAAGCACGGTCCCGGTCGTGCTGCGCTCTAACGTAAGTGGAAGACCAAAAATGGGGCGCGCGGATCCGACTGGGTCGCTGAGCTGAATACTGCCGAGCGTCGAGTCATCATTTGAGACGATCTGCAACAAGCTCGTGTAGACAACGATGTGGTACGTCTTTGCTGTCCCATGCTCACGAAAAGTTCGCTCGAGCAAATCCACTTCGATCGTCAGTACCCCAGGCGCGTAGGACGCATCCTGCAGAACGTAGACGCCCCGATTCTCCCCGCTCGTCACCGACAGCTTTATCTCGCCCAAAGATGGCCAGCCCGCAAGAGGATCTTCATCGACTGGAACGGAAAGGGTGAAATCGTTGATGGCCGTCGCGCCACGAGACTCAAACACGGACTCATACGTCAGATGCGCCGTAGCCTCAGCGGCAAAGGCTGCATCGTTATTGAGCACGTTGGCGATCGCGCGGCCGTCGACATCATGCTCCCGCACTTCAAACCCGACGGCAAAGCCGAGTGTCTCGGCGCCGCGCTGACTGGGCGTGTCCGCCCCCGCTGACCGAATTGTGAGAATGGAACCTTCGCCGAGCACTGTCGACTCGAGCGTGACAAAATCCGTAGGTCCACTGGCACTCGCAACGAACTCGGACGTCGCAATGGCAAGTGCGACCACGTCTGCGTTCACCAGGTAATCGGGCCAGGTGCCTTCCGGAAGGGACACAATGCTCGCAGTGTCCTGAGCATTTGGTTGTAAACGGAGCTCGTTGTTGCCCGACCAGCCATCCGACCGCACGCCGGCTACAGGCCCACCCGGCACATCCACCTGCCACGGCCACAGCTGCGAGGCGTAGTCGTTGCCTTGCAGCACCTCCATGTGCCGGTCGTTGTAGGCCGGAGTATTCGACCCGTTGGTGTACGCAATCTGCACCCGGTCCCCAACAGCAGAGGCACTGATGGGATTGGCGGGCGTCCATAGGGCGGCTGCCGTGCTGATGTCTGAGGCGACCTGCGCCGCCGTTCGTGTCCCAGTAGTCAACGCGCAGCTATGAATGATGCCATCCACCAGAACGTAGAATCTGGTTCCGTTGGTCGCATTGATGACAAAGCCGCCGGGCCGAGACTCCGATTGCAGCGGCCACGGCGTTGCGAGATCTGAATGCAGCGCGAACGGTCCCCTGTTCGCCGACCGCAGCGAGGCGGGCTGGATTCCCGGTACGGTGGATGGCCCCGCCGGAAACAGATCAACGGACACGGGATTGCCGTTGATGGTGCCCTCCAGCAAGTACGTTCCCCCCTCCTCCAGTGGCCACGGCGCGCTGTAAATCCCCTCAATGCTCGGAGCCGTGCCGGTACCGGTTGCCGAGAGACGGTATGTCGGTGCTGCACTGATGGGCTGCAAGAGCTTCGGCTGACCGGAGAGCACGGGGTCAGCCAAGGCTGCGATAACACCGGTATTGGCAAGAACTTCCAGCAGCGTCTCCCGAGCGCTTGCCGTCCTCTGAGCCGGGCTCAATGCCTCGAGGCCTTCTTGTCTCGCCGACAAGATATCCGCCGCCCGCCGCACCTGCCGCACGCCAATGGCGGTCGTTAGGTTACTGCTCAAATATTCAGGAAATGCGCTGGACAACTGCTCAGCCCGCTCCAGCAACGTCGCATGTTGCGTTCGTAGCGTCGAAAATTGTGCAGCGACGGCCTCTTTGGCTTCAGCAGCCGGCCGGACGATGTCTCGCACGGCCGACGACGCACCACGATACGTGTAGGTCAGCTTGATGGGATCGCCGAATGCGCGTTTGGCTCGCCTGATGGCCGCCCGGTACCGACCATACTCCTGCGCCCCCACCACGCCAGCGCGAGCCAACGAGGATTCCATAATTGATAACGCTGCTCGAGCATCCGCAATCGAAGAAATATCCTCCACTGGCTTTTCGGGCATTCGCAAGTCGTCAATTGCGTCCAGCAATTCCCGACATGTTGAGAGCTCTGCGTTGAGATGCTGCAGCAGATAATTTTTCGCAAGATACACAGCGTAGAAAATCGCATCCGGATCGTACAGGAAGGCTGAGTACGTCAGCTCCTTCACCTCCTCGAAAGGTTCCGCAACATCACGCGTACCCAAGCGGTCTCGAGGAAATGAAAGGGTTCCCTGCACAAGGTCCGCGGCGGCCGCGTCTCTTTCATCTGACGAATAAGCCATCGTTTTTTATCCAACACGAGAATATCACAGCGAGAATATCACAAACCGAGCGCACATCCGCTGGGTTATGATGGTCTGCTATCATCCCATCAGGAGAGGAATTGCAATGAGCATGACGAAAGAAGAACACGTGCGGCGCGAGACGCGACCGCTCCTCATCGAAGTCCACGCCGCCGGAGTGTGTATCCGAAGGCAACCCCAAACGACGGAAGTGCTTCTAGCAAAACGCGCAAAGGACAGAGAGCTCTTTCCGGGAAAAATTGAAAGCTGCGGCGGGCAGGTACCCCCATCGTTAAGTTTCCAAGATGCCGTCGCGTATCATTTTCGGGAAGAAATGGGAATCGAAGTTCACGTCGTTGGATCACTATGCCTTCCGTATACCATTCAGCACAAGGGGCTGATCATCCCAGGCATCCGTTTTTTATGTCTGCACAAACATGGAGAGCCCAGCTCCAAAAATCATGAATGGGTCAAATGGGTGCCCATAGACAAACTTGCGTTCATACCACCGAGCGACTTTGCCGGTGATATGAGCGCAAGCGCGTCCGCCCTTATCGGAAGTTGGCATGCTCTGGTAAACAAACTTTCCCGAGAAGAGCTCTCTGTCGCCTTGCAGCCGCAGACAGAAGACTAGTCCACATCCCAATCCGGCTGCGGGCCAAGTTTTTTCAAATCCGTCCGACGCATGGCCTGTACTCTTTTCCGAACACGGTTAGGATCCCACCCAATCACCTCGCACGCGGAGTCGAAGCTCATGAACCGATCTAGCGCATCGTCAGAATGGGAGTTACCAAAGATCCAAACTTTGGCCTCTTCATGTAGGTCACGAAAACGCCGTTTCGGATGCCGCTTGTAGGTAACGAAATCTCGAATACCGCGCAGAATCAGGCTTCGGTACAGATTCTTTGAGCCTTCCAGGTCTTGCAGCTCTTGCGCGTGAGCATCCTCGGAGCGAAGTACCATCTCATGTGACCACCACATTCAATGGTGTGTACGTCAGCGGCTGCGCCGGAATTGTCACGATGGTCGTATCAGCCCGTTCGGCGGTGATAGTCGTCGATCCAGGCGCGACTCCAACCACACGCAAAATATTGCCGCTCATTGTTTGTGCTGAAGCCACTGCGTAGTCTGAGCTAGCGAAGGTAACATCTCTGTCCGAAATGTCGAGTGTTTGGCCGTCCGTGGACTTAACCGTCATCGCCACGTCGACGTAGCTACCGGCCGCAACCGTGACCGGCGCTGTGCCAAATGTGATTTCGGACACGACCGGGAAGAGAAGGTGGATAAGGTTAATGCTCGCTTGGTCAGGCACCTTGATTGTTCGCCTTGAATGCTCAAATTCCTCGACCAGCACCAAATATTCACCTGTGCGGAACAAGTCGATCTGACAAAATCCATCTTCGTCGGTGCGAACATAGACTTTGCGTCCGGCAACAAGCCGATCATCGACGATGAGCGGGGAAAGATCAGATTGCTCCAGATTGAGGCACAGCGGCGAGAAATGGAGATTGAATCCCTGCAGGGGGCGGCCCGTGTGGTCCACGAAGTAGCCCGAACAGCGACAGAGCCGAGGATCGGTAGCGGCCGGAAGCGTGAAGGTCTGCCCCTGCACCTCGAAGTAGTTGGTCCCGGTCGGGGCGCCCGCTGGCGGGGAGTAGATATCAATGCTCTGAGGCGTCTTCGATTGGTCGCCGAGCGAACCGTCAAACGCCACGCCCGTCTTACTCAACCGAATCGTGTACTGAATCGGCGGATCGTTGCCATCCAATGACACCTCGGCGTACGCCTCGCCACCCACCAAAGCGGTGAACTGTTGCGTGACGAAAACGTCGACAGCGTCAAAGAAGCGGACCAACACATCCTCAAGCGGGGCATTGAGCTCGTCGACGGCGTACACCCGCACAGTCTCCACGGCCATCAAAAGCCTCCAGCCAATGTGGGGCCCATGACCGGCATTCCGGCCGCGGCCTCCTGCATCAGTGCGTGCGTCGGTTGGTAAAGCGCAGCTGCCGGTACTCCACTTCGAGCAAGACTGACACCGAGCTGGCCCGACGTCATCGCCCGCATGCGAGCCAGATTCTGCTGCCGAGCTGTGTTCTCGGCCACCATCTTGTGCTGTGTCGCCTGACGTTGCGTCTCTGCGCGGAGCTCCTGAAGCTTGACCGCGCGGACCTCACGGCGGGCCAACTCGAACAGAAGACTGACGGCGATACCGCCGGTTGCTGCGGCAACTGCTTTCTCAGACGTGGGCATCAGGACCTCCTCACCGCTGCGGGAATGTCAGGTGTGTGGATCTGGAAGACGTCATCGGCCGTGGCCAAGGCCGCACCCAAATCGAAGGAGGTTCCCACCGTTGGTACCTCCACATCGCGCACGATGTTCGTGCCGGCGATGGCCACCGAAACTTGCGAACCCCGCACCAGGTAGGTCTCAGCGTGACCGACAGCATCTGTGAGCATGCGCACCTCTTTGCCCGCCAGCACGTAACCATCCTCGACCTGGGGCACATACTTGTTGTAGACGACGACCATACGTTCAGCCACGGGAGCCCCATCCAACCCCGCCAGATCGATGGTCGTCAAAATCAGACTGGCCGCCGGCAGAACCGCGCTGACTTCGGCAAGTGCTGGCTCAGAAAAGCTCGAGTATTGCCCTGTCGCGCTGGCGTAGTAGCGAGTTTTGTACGCGTACGTTGTCTCGCCCGTGCGGTCCAGGTACTCGTACTCCTCCTGCAGCGGGCTGAGCGGAATGTGGGTGTCCTCTCCAGTATCTCGATCCGCCACCGAGAAGCCGAGCTCGCCCAACGCTGTGCCGCCAGTGATTTCGACAACCGACGAGGTTCCGTCGGTCAGTGACGTGAGGCGCATCTGCCCGGACTCCTCAGACGCTACGAACCCAGCTGCCTGCGCATTGACGACAATGACCGCATCATCAATGGATGTGGGATCGGTCGTCGAGAAGGTAATGGTCTGCTCCACACCCTCATCGACTATCAGCTTCAGCGTCGTCCCGTTGAGGGTGAAGGGGGCCGGGTTTGCGCTGAGGAGTGTGGCCGCGGCCGCCACGTCGGCCGTGATGGCAAAGTACGGTCCCGGCTCACCGTTCTCCGACCGATGTACCTCAATCCTGTCGAAGACGTCGTAGACCGTGTCTGGATCCGGAACGGTGATTGTCAACTTGAAGATCCCCATCAGTACCCCTCGACCTTTTGAATTCGTGGCCTCATCTGCTCGATGGCCGTCGTCGTCGGCCGCACATCTGGCGATACCGTGTCTGGACCTACCACGGCCCCCATGCTTGGGCGAAGCTCGATGATCGCAGGAGCTACGGGCACCACAGACGGAGAAACGGGCTGAAAGTGGCTGGCGCTGCGTTGGCTGGGACGCAGCTCAGTGATGGATGTGATAGTTGGCACGCTGCTCATGGACCGTTCGCCTTCCGAATCTTGCGAGCATCGACAGCCCGGTGCAGCCGGGTCTTCTCACGCTCGGATAGGCCATTGTACCAATCGCGAAAACTTATCCCAGAATCCGCCTGCCGCTCGACGCTGTCGCGAATAGTGGAGAGGGCTTCGACCGCCGTATAGTTCGCACTTTTTATTGAATCGACGTCTTCTCGAATCGCGCGCATCTGCTGTTCTTGCAGCAGTTGGTTAGTTTCTACCTGCGAGTCCAATTTCGATGCTCGCCACGAAATCGTGACCGCTGCGCTGATGCCTGTGAGAATTAAAGTAACAATGAGAGATATGAACCCAAGAAGAAAGTGCCGTTTGCTCTTTTCCGAGTTCGCAGCCAGTGAGTCGATTTTTTTCACCGACTCGGCCACATGACTCAGTCGCTCGTCCAGACGCGAATCCACCATGGCGAACTCTCCCGACGTGTTCTCCAGCCGAGTGATGCGATCGGCGTTGACACACACGTAGTCCCGATCCATGTAGCTATCCAAACGACTCTGCGCCACCTGGAGTCCCTCACGTGTAGCCGTCAGCGCAGTTTCGATCTGCGCTACCGTCGTGTTGGTGCGACGCAAATCCTCTCTAATCTGCGGAATGAGATCAACGTACTTTGCTATATTGTTGATGGCTTGCACCATCTTGACGATCTTTGCCGTGTACGTGTGCACCTGATTTGACAACGTGTAGATCGCCCCAGCGAAATCATCCTCCCGCAGCTCCGGCCGGAGAGGAGGAGCTTCGACCGATGGGTGAACAGCGGAAACGGGCACGTTGATTGGCGTAGGATCGGGGGTGACCGTCACACGCTCCTTGATGGTCGAAATTCTTGGCTTATCCGAGCCCACCTACGGTTCCTTCAAGCTCATTTTACCAAGCGGCCGCGTCTGATACTGGTTCATCAGGTTCGCCAGCACCCTACCCTGCACACGCACCTCGTTGAACAGCAGCTGCATGTCCGTCTGCATTCGATCCAATTTGTTGCCCAGCACCTTTACCGCATCCTGCAGCTCGATAACGGCAGTACGAAGGCTCCCCACCTCGGCCTGCAATTCCGCCAGCTGACCGTTGGTGCCGCAAAAAGGGACCGTCGGATGTTCTGATTTTGGCATCTGAATTACCTAAATGTTCCACGCACTTCCGCTATCTCCACTTTGACGAATTCGTTCCCGATACGCAAGGTGACCGTCCCAGCGTCATCTGGAAAAGTTTATGGAAGAGCTGGTATAAGATTGGTGACGAAAAATCTTTACCAGAAAACCGGAGAGGCACATGAATCAAAACGAAAAGATGTTGGCGGCCGTTGAATCAATGAGCCAAGTGGTGTTGTACCTGGCCGAGGATTATTGCGCAAGCTCATCCGCATGGAAGCAGAGCCGACTGCATGAGTTGCTCTTGCGAATGGAGGAGGCGGTGCGGGCACTTCAGGCTAACGACGCAGGCAAGGACGAACCCGGGCATCTCGCCACGGGTTGTTGACTCCCAACACAATGCGGGCCAGTTCGGCCTTGAACAGCTTGCCGTCAATATCAGGCACCGTGACCAGCACCGTCTGGCTCTGTACGGTCAGCCGACAATGACAGGGACACTCCACGCACTCCGCAAGCTCGTCCAGAGAGCACGGAGATGTCTCCAGCAATGAGATAGCGCCTGCGTGCAGCTTTTGCTCGCAGACATGCACTGGCATCTGACACGGGAAGAGCTGCTCGCCGGTACAGGGAGAAAGGTACCAATCGGGAGCAATCTTCACCGTCAAGCATTCGCGTGCAATGGACATGGAGAGGCATGCCTCGAGCTCCTCGGTCCATGTATCTATCTGAGCAAGCGTTTCGGCGCTCCAACGATACATCGACATGTCAACACGGAGACCGGCCGGCGTTACAGTGTTCGGCCGTACTTCGTAGCGCGTGACGTTAGCCAGCCTGGGAAAGTAGCAGGGCGGCTTGTCAAACAAGGCTGGACAGGCCACGAAGCCTACCAGAAGCATCAAGATATGCCGCAAAAGTCGCATACGTCAGTATACGGGAGGAGAGGACATGACATCGACAGAAGAAAAACACTACGATGGCGTATACCCAAAGACTGCCGAAGAGTGGTGGAAGTTGCTCAATGACTTCGGAGAACAGATCCAGAACGATTTCTTTCGTTATGGAACGCAGAGTGAGTGGAAGAAGTTTCGGAATGCTGTGCGCGGACATAAAAACACGGGTTGGATTGTCCATTTTCTGAACGAGGTATGGTGGAAGCTGCCAGATACCTCATCCATCCATGACATTCCAACTTTTAAGCTGCTCTGTGATCTGTGTTCAGAAGCTGGCGCCCATACAATGGAGGAAAATTCATGAAGTATGAGCTTACCAACGAGGAAAAGACTGTTGACGGCCGAACGCTGTATCGAATTCGCTACCTGCAGGACATTCCCTATCACTACATACAAAAGGGTGACTTAGGTGGTTGGCTCGAATCGACGAGCAATCTGGCACACACGGGAATGTGCGCTGTCCTGGATGACGCGGAAGTTTTTGGTAACGCGCAAGTTCAGGATGACGCCATAGTTCGCGACAACGTTCGCGTCTACGGATACGCGAGCGTTCGTGGATCGGCGATGCTTACTCAAAAGGTGCGTGTGTACGACCAGGCAATCGTCACTGATACTCGGCTTGAAGGACATACCCGCGTTTCCCGCTATGCTATCCTCTTTGGAAAATTCATAATTCGCTCTGGGCACTGGCGATGCTCTCCGCTCGTAATATACGGCGCGGCAGAAAGAGTGCACACCGCCGGGACAAATGACATCGCCATCGGGTGCCGAATCAACCCCTACACTTGGTGGGTAAAGAATGCAGAAAGCCTGGCCTTGGAATACGACCTAGACGACGACAAACTAGCGTTCTACAAATTCCTTGTAGAAACCGCACAGAACTTTTTGCAAATGAAGCTGGCTACCGGTGAGCTCTCCCACTGACCACTGAACCTATTCGCCTGTCTCCCCAACCGAAAATTCAAAGATTTTTCTGGCATAAGAATTTTGGAAAGGAGGCAGCTATGCTAGAGCAGGCCCTCCGACTCATGTTCGCGAACATGAGTCGGCAGGACAGGGCGAGCGCGGCGGAGATTCTCCGCCGCGCGTGCCGAATGTTGCACGTGGCGGCCGCCCTCTGCGAAGAGGGGGCAGCCACAGCCACAGCCACAGCCGCAGACGAGACCGTCATTTCGGAGGCGCTCCTTGAGCGCCTCCGAAAGGGACAAGTGAAAGTGGTCAAGATCGGACTCGACTGAGTCCGATCTTGACCACCCAGCGGCCGGACACCCCCCACTCGTAGCGATGTGCACGCACAGTGGGGGGTGTCCGGCGTTCCTGCTCTTCGATCCGTTTCTTAGATAAAAACTTTTGCGCTAGGAATTCCGCTAGAACTTTCCTGACTTGGCCGCTTCGATATCAGCAAGGCGAACGGCAACCGGAATGGCGGCACCGTAGAGCGCTCCGATGCTTCCCGAACGTGCTAGGCTACGAGGACGGAGGGCGGTACGAAGAAACTTGCCTTTGGGCGCCCCCTCAATGCCGGTACCGACAACGTGCGTGAGGGCACCGACGCCCGCACCGATGGCCGATCGACGTACAAGCTGCCCGGACGTCATCTTGCGTCCGGCAAGACTTTCTACCCGCCGCTCTTCAGTGGACTTTGGTTTGACTTCTCGCAGCTCCTGCTGGAGACGCTGCAGCTGCCGTTTGGTCAAATCGGTCTCGCCAATCCTCCGCAACCGCCGCGTGACTCGTTGGGGCAATTTCTTCGCACGTTCGAGGAGCGTTGGCTCTTCTGCTGCCAACTTGTTCAGAAGCAGCGGGAGCAAAGGATGCATCGTCTACCTCCACGGCAATGATGCCAGATGATGCTGAGCTAAAATCGAATTGCGGAATCTTTGCGGCTGGAAGGCCGCGAAGTCGTGCGAACGTCAACATCCACAAATCCTGTTCGCGGCCGATCATCGCGCTCATGCGCGCCAGACGTTCGTGTGCAAGCCGAAGCTTTTCTCTTTCGATCGCAATGCGGTCTTCTCGATTGCGCAGCTGGTCGTACTGCATGCGCTCAAGCTCCCCCATACGGTAGTGCTGTTTCATCTACTCCACCAAGTACGCGTTAATCTCATCGAGCACCAGAGCGGACGCCTCGGCCGTAATGAAGTCAGAAAGTCGACCACCCTCCGTACGTCCGCTAAAAACAGAACGAAGGAAAGACGCCTCGTCGCGAAGCCGCTGCTCCTCCCTATCTGCCCACTCCTCAACCGCCAGCTGCAGCGCGGCGAGGCGTTCTTCCCTCGTGGCCATAGTCTACCCCCTATGCGTATTGCTTTGCCTTCACAGCAATATTATTTTTCAATCGAGAAACTTTGGATGGTGACATCCGAAGCTTCGTTGCGATCTGACCAGGCCGCAGCTGTGGCTTTCCATTCACGCCCAGCAAATACTCGTAGACCAGCTTCTCTTCAGGATCCAGCTCGAATTGGAGCAGCCGTAGGCGTTCCGCCTCTTCGGACGGCTTGAAGCTGCTCATATCAGCCGCCAGCGCGGAGGTCGCAACCGGTTTCCTGCTCAACTCCACCGTCAGTGCAGACACCTCCCGAACGGGCCACTTCAGTCTGTCCGCGAGCTCGTGTGCGGAGGGCTCTCTACCGAGCTGGTCCTCCAGCCGCTGCCGAGCGTTGTTGAACGTTGTGATCTTATGGATGCGGTTCTCGGGAATGGTCCCGATGTTCTGGTACGTCGTCACAAAACGGCGGCCACGCTTGAGCTGGTCAGTCAGGTACGTGTTGAGCTGCGTGCCTCGCTTTGGATCGTAAGTGTTGAATGCCTTGATAGCTTGAATCTGGAACTCGGCCCGAATGGCAGATCGCGGAATGTTGACCTTACCGGCGTAGACGTTCGACGCCTTTCGGATGAGCGGGTCCACCTGACGAAGCAAGCTCGCCAAATCGTCTGACTGCTGCGTCTCTTTCCACTGCTGCCACGCTCGAAAGTCTTTCTGCGCACGCGTCAACGCAGCCTGCTTTTCGTGACCGAGAAACTCCTCGAGCGGATCCGTCATCCGTTCCTCTTCTCTACGGCCTGTCGATACGCTTTCCGCAGCAACTCAGTTTTTTCGCGTACGGACGGTAGGTCCAGTGCGGGCTGAAAAGCCCGTACCTGCCGAAGCTCCCCAATACGCTGGGCAAGCCGCTCCGGATCGAACTCCTGCTGGGCTTTGGCCGCAATGTCCGTGAGCTCAGAGACAAACGCTGCCAGCTTCACACGCTCAATCATGGCAACACTCCAATACCAGGATAGCAGCTGAGCACTCGCTGCTGTGCTCGTCACGGTGGCTGAAAATCCCGCAAAAGACTCTGGGCACACCCGACGAGAAGTCAATCCACTCAGCGGGGTGTGCCCTAAAGATTGGTGGCCGACTACTACACAATCGTTTGCCTCTCTGTAGTCCTCGCTGAGCAGCCAGAGCGCGCCGCTCTATCGACGACATCACAGCTTTCCTGCGGCCAAGGCGCGCCTCGTACTCAAGCGCTCCATGACGGTTTTGAGCTCCTGCGAATCTGGACGAACGTCGGCCTCTTTCATTAACTCCGGATCGTTCTTGTCTGGATGCCAATCTTTGAACGCCGGCGCCCGCAAAGCTTGGCCGCCAAAGGAGCCCTTGCTGGCGACACGCGCTACGCGTCCGACATACCGGTCTGGATTGACGGCCATATCCTTCCGCATGGCCGCACTGAAACCAGTCCCGACTCGACCGACCACCGGTCCGTCGGGCGTGTGGGAGTAGGCGAACCCAGCTGCCTGTCCCTTGGCTTTGGTACGCTCCTTGGCGAAGATTTTGCGAACGTAGACATCCTGCAGCGGGCGCCGCACAGCCTTTGTGGGCGGAGCCGCTTCATGAAGGCGCTCGAGCACCACGCCCTCCCTGGTCTCGGGCCGACGACCGGCCGTG